ACTACTTTATACATACATGGGACACTAACACTTATAGGCCTAATACACAAACACAAGTTTACACTGATGAGCCAGTGGCTGCGGATACTGCGGAAAAAATTAAAGCAGCTTACGCACCCAAAGATTTTTGTATGGATGTCTGGCCAGGCTTTTTGGAAAGAACTAAATCGACAAGAAATTTCGACGGCATGTTTTACAGTTTCATGAAAAGTGTACACATGAAGCGCCGGTATGAATTAGCCAATGACTTTGAATATGACTGTGTTATAAAGGCACGATTAGACACAATTTATAATCCCTATAATCATTTTATAGTACACACAATGAGTCCACTCATGTGCTATAGTTGTACGCCAATAGCTAGGTTTCCGCACGAGTTTCATTATAATAATTTTGACGATGTATTTTATTATGGCGACAGTAAGACCATGGATTTAGTTGCTAACATCTATAACATACATAAACAAAAAAGAGACTTATATCCGGATCTTGCTTCAATGATATATAAGGATCCGGAATTATATTACGGTCCTGGTTGTATGTTGTATAAGAATCTAATTGAAATGGCAATTCATCCTCACTGCTTTAATAGTTTTCCATGGTATGTAGTTAGAAAAAATGTAGCGGATAGTGGGCTAGATCCTATTAATGATTGGGATCAAGTAATGAAGCTTTGTATGGATTGGTATAGATGAGTTTATTAGACTCTGTTGATAAATTGACATTAATAACCAATGGTGATAGCTGGACCTTTGGATCTGAAATAGTCTCGCCAGAACTAGTTAAAGAAAATCCTGATGCCACACATGTCTGTCAGTACGATTTTTATGAAAACAACGATGCCTATAGAGTGCCTAGAACTTATCCCAGCTACCTTGCTGAAAAGTTAAATGCTGATGTGGTCAACTTGGCATGGCCTGCTGACGACAATGGCAGCATATTGCGTAGAACTATTGATTACATTACAACAAATTATATTGCTGTTAACAGATCCACTGATGACCTTTTTGTAGTTGTAGGATGGAGTAGCCCTGAGCGTAATAGTTTTTGGTTCAAGGATGACAACACTTCGGAGCCGTTTAGACTTTGGCCTAATGTGCCAAACTTTACTCACAAAGCACAAGAAAAATTCTGGGAACTGTATGTGGCTTATTTGTGGAATCCCGAAGAATATATACCACGCTTTATACTGAACTGCATCCAGCTAGATAACTTTTGTAGAGCACATGACATAAAATTTCTACAGTTCAATGCATTCTATCAAACACCTAACTCTAATATTGATGCATGGCAAGAACTAAACATACAACAAGAATTGAATAAGTTAAAGTTATCGGGCTATCAATATACAAATAGTAATTTAAAATATAGGCAACACAATCTTTTTGACTATTCGGCAATATGGAATAATGTTAGAAATTTTTACAAAAAAGATCAACCTAATAGTACATTTAAAAGTTTTATTGATAATGCCGGCCTAGAACATCCTTATTGTAATATCGGTCAAGGAGCTGGCTGGCATCCTAGTCCGCAAGCACATCAGGCTTGGGCTCAGGAGTTATACAGATATATTCAGGAAAATAATTTGCTATGACAATATTATATGCAAATGGTTGTAGCTGGACTGCTGGCATGGAGTTAGAATATGATACAGAATTGTTTAATTCTTGGCGTAGTCAACAACCAGCAGAATTTAACATAGTCGACTACTACAATCTATATAATTGGCCTGCTTTTCTTGGAAAAAAATTAGAAGCCACTGTTATTAACGCCAGCATTGGCGGAGGATCTAATCAACGCATGATAAGAACAACGCTAGATTATATCAACAGCTTAGATCAAAATCAGCGTGATGATTTAGTTGTAGTGTTGGGCTGGACCAGTGCCGAACGAGGAGAAATTTACATAGAAGATCCTCGCATACCAGGCTGGCACAGATTTAACATGACACAGATGTTTGGAGATTTTTTGTATGACTATGAACGGGCCCGCGTTCCTGACTTGGTCAAGGACATAGAAAAATACCAAGAGCATTACATAGCGTCTGGACTTAGCCTAATAGGATCAATCGAAATATATCTACAGCAGCAGTTCATGATGAAAAACACATTGGAAAATTTAGGCATTAAGTATCTATTCTTTCAAAGTGTTCCGGCATGGTGGGATGTTTGGATGCAACCAAAAGGAATCGATGTTTATAAATTATTTCCTGTGCAATTAAAAAATACTGAACACGCGAACAACATCGGTATATACTTCAATGATGCTATGCAAACTGTCTGCAATGTTCAGGGATTTAGACATGCGCCAGCTATGCATGTTTTAATAGAGGGACATAAGTATTGGGCTGAAGAAGTTTTATATCCTAGATTAATGGAGTTATATGGCGAAGAATAATATTGTTATTTGTGGCGACAGTTTTAATATTGGCATAGGCTGTCACAATCTTGATACTGAACCTTACGGGCAGTTACTAGGCCAAACGCTAGGTAAGGATGTCATTAACTTGGCTAAAGGATCTAGCACTAACTTCAGCATTTATTTGCAGGCACAATATGCTGCGGAAAAATATACCGACTCTGCCGATTTAGTTATTATTAGTCACACTAGCTACGATCGTGTAGATTGGTTCCCCATGGACTATGACTTCCCACGCGGCGAAATTACACTGGCAGATGTTAATTACCATCAATATCCTCCTTACGGAGAACACACATATCATGTGCATGATCATGAAGTTAGGCTCAAGCATCCTTTAGTTAATGATCCCAATTATACTGGCGCAATGTTCACTGACAATCTTATGGGTGTTATTGACTATTGGGAAAATTTTGGCAGCAAAGACATAGACTCAGGTTACTACGCTAGATTTCGCACTGAACCAAAACAGCGCATGAAAACTCTATACGATTATGGAACCACTATTCATGAGACCAGAATTAACAGAATTCAAACAATTGGATTGATGACCATGGCACATCAATTACTAAAGCGTGCCAATATAAATCATTTGATCTTAACACATGAACCAGACTATTATAAAAAGTTCATTGACTCTATAAATATTTGTGAATTAAGCTGGGGACAGTTGAGCATTGATTACCCTGACGATTTGCCAAGTTGGCATACCGGCGCAGCAGGACATCGCTGTGCCTACGATAAGATTATGGAAAAATTAAAGGAAAATGCATGGACATAAAAATTGTTAATAAACATTGGGGACATGAATTATGGATTGCTGACGGTGTCAGAACTCCGTATGCTTTAAAAAAGATTTTGTTCAAATCCGGCAATAGAACTAGCTTGCAAGTTCATAGAGAAAAATTTGAAACCACTTATGTATTAAGTGGCACTGGAAAACTTTATCGTAGTAAAGAATTGTTCGATATTGATAAATTCCTAGCCGACGGTATGACAGACGAAGAGGTTGTCATATATGAAAGAACATTTGATGTCATTGATTTGTATGAAGGAATGGCATTTGATATCAAGCCAGGATATGTACACCGTGTTGTAGCAACAACTGATTTAACTTTTATTGAATCTAGTACTTGCCATTTAGACGATGTTATTAGACTTCAAGATGACAAGGGGCGCAAGCACGGAAAGATCAGCTACGAGCATGAGTAATACAGTAATCATTCCAACTGCCGGTCTGGGCAGTCGTATGGGTAACTATACTAAAAATCTCAATAAAGCACTGTTACCTTTTCTTGACAAGCCGGTAATTGGACACATAATTGAACAGTTTCCCAAAGACACTAGATTTGTTATTCCAGTGGGTTATCTTGCACAGCAAGTAAAAGATTTTTGCAACATTGCTTATGCTGACAGGCACATAGAGTTTGTTGATATTGATGACTGGACTGGCCCTAAAAGTGGAACAGGGTATAGTGTATTACAATGTAAGTCAGCTATTGACGGCCCGTTTTGGTATGTGACCTGCGACACTTATTTTGATCAGCCTATTATGGATAGAGTTCGAAATAAGGATTGCTATTTTGTAAAACATGTGCCTGAAAACATCACCAGTTTATACACTATGTTTAAAATTGGTCGTGATTCTACAATACAGGATATTACTTTCAAGCAGCAGCAAAATTCAGAATGGGCAGCATGGACTGGGCTAATGTACATACACGATTGGCAAAAGTTCTTCGATGACTTAACTGAGCACAATGGTACAGAATTTATACCCATTATCCGTCGTGGTAGCGATACTGCAATATTAGATACATGGCTTGACTTCGGCAGCGCAGAACAGTATACTACTGCATTAAGCAAAAGCCAGAAATTTGATTTTAGTAAAACCAACGAAGTAACTTATATCTGCAATAACAAAGTTGTCAAGTGGTGGTTAGACAGTTCTGTAGCCAAAAAGAAATATGACAAAACTCAGGCTAATCCTAATGTGTTTCCTAGTCGCTGTGAATATGTGGGCAATTATATGGCCTATGATTTCCATCCAGGACAGACTTTATATAGTTTTAATCATCCTGTTGTATTCACAGACTATCTTGCTTGGCTAAAGAGGGATGTGTGGCAACCAGTAGACTTGGATCTTAGAGCCGCTTGTATAGAATTTTACAAAACAAAAACACTGGCCAGAGTCGATAAGTTTTTACAAAAATATCCTGCACTCAGTGAAATTAAGTACATCGATGGCGTCGAAGTTAAAGACTACAAATACTATTTAGATAGCATAGATTGGGATTACTTATCTACAACTTATGCAGCAGGATTTACACACGGCGATTTACATTTTGATAATACTATTATCGGCCCGCGTGGAGACTTTAAAGTAATTGATTGGCGTCATGAGTTTGCTGATATAGTAGAGTATGGCGACATATACTACGACTTGGCCAAGCTCATGGGAGGCTTTGTAATCAATTATGCTAATATCAAAGAGCATAATTTTAATATTGAAATAGATGGCGACTCGGTTACATTAAGTGTACCGCATGTGGATCATTATGATGTGTATATCAAGCGTCTTAAAGAGTTTGTTATAAGCGAAGGTTACGACTACAAAAAGGTACAACTGTTAGTACCTATTATATTTTGGAATATGAGCCCGCTGCATACTGCACCATTTGATTTATTTTTGTGGTATTTAGGTATTAAATTATTTCAGGAAATAGAAAATGCAAACGCTAATTGAAAATCTAAGTCGAGATTACTTTCTCGCATTTACTCTCAAAGACTCTGCAGAGCTGTCAAGAATGTTTGACGAAACTGTTGAGCTTGTTGATTGGGAAATGAATCTACATGGCCGTGATGCAGTAATGACTAACAATCAAGAGTTATTTAATAGTGTCGGCACTATTAAAGTTGTGCCTGAAATAATTGCAGTATATGGTTTAACTGCTATGGCTAAAATTCTAGTAGAAATTGACGGCATAAAATTAAAAGTAGTCGACATTATTACATTTAATAACTTAGGAAAAATTATTAAGTTAGAAGCATACAAGCAATGAAAAAATTTATTAGCCTGAGTCAGTATCCCGGAAAGACCGGACAATACTTTTACACAAAATTTTTTGAGCATTACGGTATTAATGCTACATATGAACCTAGAGGCACAGACAACTTAGTACAAAGCCTGTCCTATGCTATAGAAGAACAAGTTGCAGGCATTAGTGTCAGCATGCCGTTTAAAAAAGAGGTGGTTAAATATTTGGACGATGTAAGCGCCTATGTAGATATATACAATAGCTGCAATACTATAACGGTTAAAGATAAAAAACTTGTTGGATATAACACCGATATTGCTGGCATAGAATGGGCTTGCAAGGAAATTAAGAATGCTAATAGGATCACTATCCTAGGAAGCGGCGCAATGGCATCTAGTTTTATTCGTCGATTGGAATCAGACAACTATGGTGCAATTAATATTGCAGCAAGGGCACTTGGCACTTGGGATCAAAAGGACCTAGATACTGATATAATAATTAATGCCACAGCCTTTGGTACGATGTCAGCTGAAAGTCCTTATACCAAATTACCCAATGGTGTTAAATTAGTAATTGATTTGGCAGTTAAAGAAAACGATTTAACAAAACAATGCTTGGATGCTGGAGTTAAATATTTGTCAGGTAAGGAATTCTATAAACAACAATTTTTAGCTCAGTTTAAAGTTTATACGGGTATAACAGCTGAGCCTGATTTGTTTGATAAATTTGAAAGACAGCAATAATGGATATAAAAAAATTTAAACTAGGCTTCGGCCCGATGAGTGATGAAATAATTCGAATACTAGCAGAACATACAAAAGAATATCCTTTAATGATTATTGCTAGTAGAAATCAAGTTGATTTTGATTCTGGCTATGTATGCACCACACACGAACTAGCAGCTAAAGTAAAAGCCTTTCGCGGTGATAATTTGTTGTTATGTAGAGATCATTGTGGTCCATACTTTAGCGACAAAGACAAAGGGCTACCAATTGCTGATGCAATTGTAAGATGTAAACAAACTATACAAGCAGACATTGCTGCTGGCTTCGATTTAATTCATATCGATGTTAGTCGCATACCTGAAAATCAATTGAGTTACGCCACCGAACTTATTGATTTCACACTAAGCATTAAACCTGACATGCTGTTAGAGTTTGGTAGTGAAGACAATACAGGTGTGGATATTAATAGTAGCATTGGAAGAATTGAAAGCCAGCTAGAGTTTTTAGCCAAGTACCATAAAAATGTTAAGTTCTTTGTGACACAAACTGGTAGTCTAACTAAAGATAATCAAGTGGGAAGTTTTGATGTCAATCGAAACCATCGAGTAAGTTTACAATTACACAACGCAGGTTTTTTATTTAAAGAACATAATGCAGATTATTTTACTGAGTCGGATATTGAATTAAGAATCAAAGGCGGAGTTGATAGCTTAAACATTGCACCGCAGTTAGGAAAGATTCAAACTGATTTACTAAAAGAATTTAGTCCTGAAAATTTATGGTCGAAATTTGCTGACATGGTTTACAGCAAAAATTATTGGCAACGGTGGGTAGCCGAAGGCGTAACTGACAAAGATATCGCCGTAAGCGTTAGCGGTCATTATTGCTTTAACAGTGACGAGTATCGTGCTATTATGACCGCCATTGATGTCGACGACTTTGTTAAACAGCTAAAATCAAAAATCGAATCATTATTAGTTTTATACAAAAAGTTTGACCAAAGCCATAATTCTGCCGAAGCAGAGTTCGAAAAGAAACTACGACTACGGTTAGAAGAACTGCGTCGAAGAGATCCATTTATATATCGATGAATATTTGGGGAATAAGTGCTAACAGTCATGATGCTGCCGTCAGTGTTTGGCACGATAAAGAATTAAAATTTGCAGCACACAGCGAACGCTATAGCGGCATCAAAAATGATGGCGATCTCTGTGCAGGTATTATTACTGATGCAGAACAGTTTGGTCGTCCAGATTTAATTGTTTGGTATGAGGATCCAAAACTTAAAACTGCTAGACAATATATTGCCGGCCAAGGAGATCGTACAAAGGAAAATGATGTTGTCTCATACCTAGCCAAGTATAATCTTACCGCACCGGTTCATATTGGTCAACATCATCATAGTCATGCTGCTGCTGGATATTACACTGGCGGTTTTAAAGATGCTACAGTTATAGTTATTGATAGCATAGGCGAGTTTGAAACTTTAACAGTTTGGACCGGAGTCGACAATAAACTAACTAAGCAATATAGTCAAAGTTATCCAGACAGTGTTGGTCTTTGGTTCAGTGCAATGACACAGCGTTGCGGTTTAAAACCCAACGAAGAAGAATATATCCTTATGGGTATGGCTGCTTATGGTGATCCCAATAGATTAAAGGCAGACATATATAACGATTTCTTTGATACTATACGCGGCGCAGAAATTAAATTCAAGCGTAACTTACATCGAGGATGCCCGGACTGGAGATTAGATCTTCTTAAAGAGCAAGATATATTTGATATTGCCGCAGCAACACAACAAATTTATATTGAATTACTGCAAGGCATTGTCGCTTGGGCCAAAAGAACATTACCTAGTAGTAATCTAATACTCATGGGAGGTTGTGCTCTCAATTGTGTAGCTAATAGCGAAATTACAGCAGGATGGAATAATGTTTGGATCATGCCCAATCCTGGCGATGCTGGTTCAGCTGTTGGAGCAGTCTGCGGTTATTTTGAAGAACATGTTGTTTGGCCTGGCCCATATTTAGGCACAGACATGGGGAAGCAATATCCTGTTGAACAACTTATTGAAAACTTAAAGCGTGACAAAATAGTTGGTGTTGCTAGTGGACGAGCTGAATACGGTCCCCGTGCATTGGGTCATCGTAGTTTATTAGCAGATCCGCGCGGCCCGGATATCAAAGATAAAGTCAATGACATTAAACGCAGACAAAAGTTCCGTCCATTTGCTCCGGCTATTTTGGAAGAACATGTACACGAATATTTTGAAATGCCTGCCGGAATAACGGCAAGTCCGTTTATGCAATTTGTGGCAAAGTGTAGACAACCTGACTTGTTTCCTGCTATAATACATGGAGATGGCACAAGCCGAGTTCAAACTGTTAGTAAGAACGATAGTCCGGGATTCAGAAAATTGTTAGAAGATTGGTACAGCGAAACTGGATGTCCGATGTTGTTGAATACAAGTTTGAACATTAAAGGTCAACCAATGGTAAATGATATCAAGGATGCAGCAGCGTTCTACGAACGATATCATGTGCCAGTACTAACATGATTAAAATAGACAAAAACATAGTTCAAACAATTACATGGGAACAGGATCCTAATACATTTGATCGTAGATTACATGCAGCCGGTCAAGCCCATGATGAGTTTATCGTTGTTAATCCTAAGTACGATCCATGGATTTTAGACTATATTGATCCCAAAGAGATCGTCAGCGACAAATGTGTAGTCTGGGCCATAGATAACTTGTGGCTAGTTAAGAAATTTAAAAGGTCTTGGACCGAATCCAAAGGCTGGGACTTGGTTCATTGTGAACTTGATATTGAAAAGTCTGTTAAGTTCAATCCCGAAGTCAAGTTCATTAATACTAGTTTACGCAACAGCATTGAAAACTATAAAATTAATATTGAAGATGCTGCCAGCGAACATGTATGGTATACAGAGGATCGTGTCTGGATCGCCAAGGCCGTTGCTACAGAATTTGAAATAACTGGCAGCAAAGACATGGGTGTATTGTCTGCGCCGTTAGTTTACAATCCGGCATTGCCTGAAGTTGATTTTGACATAACAATAGATTTACCTTACTTTCACTATGACTATAACTACGAACTAGTCTGGTATATAGACGACAAGTTTAATAATGATGGTGTAAAGATATGGGTAGCAAAGTTTTTACCTGACGCATCTCAAGGTGTCAAAGACATGGGTTATGTTCAACCGGTGATTGAATATAACTCTTATATACCTATTGACGAGTTTGATAGCATCTCTGCTCCTTATCAAGATTTAATCTACGAGCATGTATGGTATCTTGATTCTGGCTTTACTTATTTAGGTGATAAGATTTGGGCAGCGAAAATTACTCCGCGCAATAGTCAAGGCTACAAGGAAAAAGGTTTTATTAAGCCCAAAGATTACGCAGGTCCAGTTATGGAATACAATCCTGCTATACCTCAAGTTGAGTTTGATTTTAGTCGTCGTGTTGTATACCACGACCTCAACTATGATTTAGTATGGTACTTAGATCCTAATTATGTAGAAGATTCCACAAAAGTCTGGGCAGTAAAGATCGCATCTGTTGGTCCAAGCAAAGGCGTCAAGGACATGGGCTATGTTGGTCCGGTTATTGAATACAATAAAGATATTCCTGATGTTGATTGTGTAGATAATACCGCAGCAACATATATCGACTTTGACTACGAACTAGTTTGGTACCTGGATCCTAAGTTTAACTTTGATAACGAAAAGATTTGGGTTAAGCGTATAACACCTAAAAATTCTAAAGGTGTTAAGGACATGGGTTATACTAGCCCTCTGATCGAATATAACAGTGATATTCCTTCTGTTAAATTTGATGTTGAATTTAGTATACCCTATCAAGACTTAATATACGAGCATGTTTGGTATATAGATAAAAAGTTTAACTTCGAACCAGCAAAAGTCTGGTACGCTAAAATCAGTCCTCGCACAGTTCACGGTCACAAAGACATGGGCTTTGTCAGTCCTGTATTAATAACTAATCCAGCTCTTAACAATTTTAACTTTGATATCAGAACAGCTACTCCTTATTATAATCTGGACTATGAACTGGTATGGTATTTAGACAACAATTATAACCCGACTGAAGAAAAGATTTGGGCAGCAAAAATTAAACCTATTAATGAGCCCCAAGGACTTAAAGACATGGGCTATGTTAGTCCCATAGTCGAATACAATCAAGACATACCTAGGTTCGATATTGAAGAAGACCAGTCGGCTACATATATTGATTTTGAATATGAACTAGTTTGGTACTTGGATCCTAAGTTTAACTTTGATAACGAAAAGATTTGGGTTAAAAGGATTAGACCTAATAAATCTTTGGGTGTCAAAGACATGGGCTATGTTCGTCCTGTAATCAAATATAATCCTGACATTCCTAAGGTTGCGTTTGATGTTGATATATCTGTTCCTTATCAGGATCTAATATATGATCATGTATGGTATTTAGATCAACGTTTTAATCCTCTAGAAGATCGTGTATGGGCTATTAGAATAGCTGTGTCCGAGTCTCAAGGTCTTAAGACTATGGGATCAGTTAGTCCCATTATTAAAAAGAATCCTGCTATTCCTGATGTTAATTTTGTGTTTGATGAAGTTCTGCCATACTACGAATTTAAAAATGATATAGTATGGTATATTGATCCAAGATTTAACCCCACTGATGACAGTATCTGGGCATTGCGAATCGATAGTCTGGAGCCAGATCCAGGATTAAAAGATGTAGGCTTTGCACATCCTGAGTTTGTTTATAATCCTGATATTCCTCGACTGGATTATTTTATTGACGATCATATTCCCTATTATGACCTAGGTTATGAACATGTGTGGATGCTAGATGATAATCTACATACAGATAATGAAAAGATTTGGGCAGCAAGAATTATACCTAATGGTCAACGATTAGGTGTTAAAGAAGTAGGTAATATTGGGGTTCGATTTGGCGGCTTTGATGTAGTGTTTATTAGCTATCATGAACCCAATGCCGAAGCCAATTGGCAGCGTGTTCTGGAAATTTGCCCGACTGCCAAACGAGTTAAAAATGTCAAAGGTATCTTTCAAGCACATAAACAGGCTGCTGCTTTAGCCACTACAGAAATGTTTTATGTAGTTGACGGTGATGCCGAGCTAGTAGACAACTGGCGCTTTGATTTTAGACCCAATGTGTTCGACATGGACTGCGTACACTTGTGGACCAGTATCAATCCCATTAATGATTTAGAGTACGGCTATGGTGGTGTTAAGTTGTTCCCAAGACAAATGCTGTTAGATGCTGAAACTTGGAAGATTGACTTAACCACCGGACTAGGTAAACTTAAACTAGTTAACAAAATCAGTAATGTCACTGCTTTTAACTATGATGCTTTTACTACTTGGCGTAGTGCTTTTAGAGAATGTGCTAAGTTAAGTTCTAGTCTAGATCCGGATGCTGAGCGCAGATTAGAAATTTGGTGTACACAAGGCATGGACAGACCCAACGGCCAATACGCCATTGATGGTGCAAAACTAGGCAGACAATACGGCCTAGACAACTTAAATAACACTGACAAGTTAAAATTAATCAACGACTACGAATGGATGAAAAATGAGTTTAATGAATTCTATAAACACTAATAGTTTAACATCTACCAATTATACATTTCGCCTTAAGGATATTCCTGTAGTATTTTTAAGTTACGACGAACCTAATGCCGACGAAAACTTTGAACGACTAAAGGCTACTCACCCTAACAAAAATTTAGTGCATCGTGTACATGGTGTTAAGGGACTCGATGCTGCACACAAGGCCTGTGCTGCATTTGCCGAAAACGATAGATTCTTTACTGTAGATGGCGACTGCTATGTTGACTCTGCTATATGGCGTCAAAGTATTGAAGTTCCAGCCAATGATATACGAGCAACATTCAGCTGGAGCAGTCGCAACATTGTCAATGGTCTTGTTTATGGCAACGGCGGAGTTAAGTTATGGTACGCACCATATGTATTAAACATGCGTACACATGAAGCTGCTACTAAAGATGATAATGACAACAATGTAGACTTTTGTTGGGACTTTGAAAACTACAAGCAAATGAACAACACTTATGGCACTGTTATGAACAATGCCAGTCCTTTCCAAGCATTCAGAGCAGGCTTTAGAGAGGGTGTAAAAATGGGGCTAGATCAAGGGCACAAAGTAAACATCGAAGACTTCAATCATAAAATGTATCCTGGCAACTTTGCTCGTTGGCTAATATGGATGACGGTGGGTCGCGATGTTGACAATGGAGCTTGGGCAATCTACGGCGCTAGACTCGGTGCTTATAATTTGTACATCGAAAACTTTGATCATAGTCTAATCAGCGACTATGATTGGTTTAAGGCATACTGGTCAGACATCGAAGAGCTAACTACTAATCCCGACGAAGACAGCAATCGTGTCATGCAGGCCTTAGTCGAGAAGCTTAACTTGCCACTAGCAGAACTCGACGCCGGCCAAAGCCGCTGGTTTAAACATGTTAACATTAATCCTCCTAAGAATTTTGGCTGGCCTGCAATGCTAAATCACAGTGCGCTACCTTTGTTTGGATTTACACTACCTAGGTTTTAAAATGACGCCTGTTTATTTTTTATATACTGACGAATTAAATCGCGAAGAAAACTTTAAAAGATTGCAAAGCAAAGTGCCGCATGCCCATAGTGTTGCAGCAGTAGGTAATATTTTTGCTAGCCATAAACACATTGCCAACATTTGCGATGCTGACAGATTTTATGTTGTAGACGCAGATTGCTGGATAGTTGACAGTTTTAATTTTGATAAACAAATTGATCTCAAGCCTAAGAGCGTAGCAGTATTTCGTGCCAAAAATCCCATTAACGGGTTAGTCTATGGCCATGGCGGTATTAAATTGTTTAGCAAAGATTGTTTTAGTGCAGAGCGATTGGATCGTCCGGACATGACAACAACATTAGCTGACAGCTATATCAAAGTAAATGTACTAGCTAGTGAGCATAGATTTAATTACACACCATTTTCAACTTGGCGTACTGCATTCCGCGAAGCAGTAAAACTCAGTGCTGGTATTAATAAAAATAACAACGATCAAGAAAGTCTAGATCGTCTCAATATGTGGCTGAATGCTGGCTTGGAAGCTAAACATGGATATTTTAGTGTACATGGTGCTCGTGCTGGAGAATTATTTGCCGCACAGCCCGGCAGTGATCTTAACTTAGTTAATGACTTTAAATTTATTGAGTTTAAATTCAGGGAGTGGCTAGGTGTATAATTATCAGGACATTGAAGTAGTTCATTTAGAAATGACAGAGGCCTGTAACGCTTCGTGTCCTATGTGTGCAAGGAATTTAAATGGCGGAGATATTAATCCTCATCTTAATGGGCGCGAACTTAGCATTAGCGACATTGAACATATATTTAAAATAGACTTTGTAAAACAATTAAAACGCATTTACATGTGCGGCAACTACGGCGATCCGGCAGTAGCCAAAGATACGCTAGAAGCATTTGCGTATTTTAGAGAACATAATCCAGACTTGTTTCTAAGTATGCATACCAATGGCTCAATGAAGAAGCCTGAATGGTGGGCAGAATTGGCAAGTGTAATTGGGCGCAAAGGTTATGTAGTATTTGGCTTAGATGGCTTAGAAGACACTAATCATTTGTATCGTCAAGGCACGGTATGGTCTAATATAATGCGTAATGTTGAAGCATTTATAAAAGCCGGAGGCCGTGCGCGATGGGATTTTATTGTTTTTGCTCACAACGAACATCAAGTTGAAGCTGCTGAAGAACTATCAAAGCAAATGGGCTTTGAAAAGTTTCAATACAAAAAGTCTGCAAGATTCTTTAGCAATACAAAAGCACAAACTAAAGATGCACATCAAGCACAAAACCGTAAAGGTTTGACAACATTATTGCAAGCTCCGACTAATCCCAAGTATCGCAACGCTGTATTAGATAAGCTAAAAGAAGCAGCTAATCCTGCTAATGAACAAAAGATTACAGTAGACAATGTAGTAACAATTGACAAGCTCACTGGGCTTCAAGGTATCCAGACTTTTAGCACTGATCCTGCTAAAAAGAAACCAGTAGAACATATTTGGGACGAAGCTGTCATTGACTGTAAAGTAGCTAAAGAAAAGAATTTATATATCACTGCTGAAGGTGTTGTGCAGCCTTGCTGTTGGCTTGCTGGCCAGATGTATGTTTGGTATTATAAAGAACAAGGTGCCCAAGTTTGGAAGTTTATCAATGAAGCAAGTGTTGATTCAATTGATGCTAAAAAACATAGTCTAGAAGAAATTATACAAGGTGACTATTTTCAGAAAATAATCCCCGACAGCTGGAACAAGCCCAGCTGTGCCGAAGGCAAAAGTTCAATGTGCGCTAAAATTTGTGGAACTAAATACGATGCGTTCAAAGAACAATTCAATACATGACGACACCTATTGAAATATTTAATGATTCTAATAGATTCACAATCGACTGGACTCTAAATACTTTATGCACTTATCATTGCAGTTATTGTCCTCCTGAATTACATCGGGGCAGAAATGTGTTTCGAAATCGCGAGGAAGATCAGTTAGTTTTATTAAATTTTCTCAACAAGCTTCGATTACAATTAAAAGATCGCAGCGTACATATTTTTATTAATGGCGGCGAACCTACTATAAGTCCGGTTTTTGAAACTCTACTAGATTTTATAGACTCGGCCGGCTGGTCGGCTTATGTTAATACTAACGCTAGTCGTAGTTTAGATTGGTGGCAGCAGTACGCTAAGAAAGCTTTTAAAATTACTGTTAGTTATCATCCAGAGTCGGTCAATGACGATGAAATATTTGAAAAAGTTGAGTATATCAGCACGCAAACTAATGTAGGCGTATTTACACTTATGTATCCGCCATTATGGGATAAAGCTGTTAACGCTTATAATCGATTTAAAACTATGCCCGCAGTAACTGTCGGAGCTAGCAGAGTTTTTAAACGGGACACTCAACAAGTTTCGTCTAGCTATGAATATTCATTAGAGCAGTTAGCTTGGTTAGAAGAAAACAGTCGAGTTATTTTTAAGACAGGGATAAAGAGATATAGTCCCGGAAGTGCGTTCGGGCAAACATTTATAAAGCACAATGATTCTACTATTGAAAGAATGGACGAAGTTGAGCTAGTTAATAAAGGGCAGAATAAATTTTTAGGCTGGTCCTGTACTATGGGTCAGAATCACTTGTTTATTGATTCCAATTGGAATATAAGGCCAGCTACTTGCAATACATTATCTACTTTTACTACAATTGAAAAGTTTGATAAACTACTTAGTGAAGATGTTTATTGTCGAGATAATTATTGTATGTGTACAGCAGATGTAATGATACCAAAAAAATATGAATCCGTATCTTCCTAATCCAAGAAAATTACAATTTGAACTAAGCTCTATGTGCAATGCATTATGCTTAGGTTGTGTTCGCACCGATTCAACTTCGTTTAATGAAAAGAAATATGTAATCCCTGAAAAACAATATATCAGCTTTGATGTTTTTAAGAAAATATTATTATCGCCTAGTTTTAGTTCTATAGAAGAATTAGAGTTTTGTGGCACTATCGATGATCCTTTGATGCATCCCGAGTTCCTGGAGTTTTTAGATTGGGCTAGCACAGTAGGTCGATATAATGTATTAATTCATACTAATGCCAGTTTACGCAATACCAAATATTGGCAACGAATGGCAGAAATTTTACAAAAGCACGATAGGCATGTAGTAAAATTTAGTATCGATGGCATGGAAGATACTAACCATATCTATAGACAAAATACTATTTGGTCTAAAATCATGGAAAATGCACGAGCATTTATTGCGGCCGGCGGCAACGCAGGCTGGCAATATTTAATATTTCCATGGAACGAACATCAAATCATGGAAGCAAAACAACTCAGTGTCGAAATGGGGTTCAATGAATTTATGAGTCGCCATGACAGAAGTGTTGCTACAAGTCTCGGTTTAGAAAAAATACAAAAAATTAAAGTCGATGACATTAAACGTCGTTCCTCTTACACTGATCTAACCTCTATTAATAACAGATTAGCAGATTCAGTTCATAACGAAATTCAATGTAACAATCAAACTAAAAAAATGTACTTTATTGGGTTTGATAGTAGACTATGGCCTTGTTGTTTCCTGCATAACGGCCTTATAAATTTAGATCAAGGAAAAGTCGATGCGCTGAAAAAAAGATTATATGATGCATACGGCGACGATTCTTGGAATGATCTAACTAAACATACTGTCGAGGAAATTCTTCAACACGAATTTTATCAAAATGATCTGGTGGCAAGCTGGTCTGACTACGAACACGATATAACTAAAACAAGTAGAATATATAGATGTACAGAAGTCTGCAACGTTAAGAAACTTGAAGTTCTTCCAATTGGAAATTACAAAATACTATGATTGATTTTAATAATTTACATGTTGGGTTAACAAATCGTTGTCGATTATCGTGTCCCGAGTGTGCTAGAACTATCCCTGGCGGCCGCTATGTTCAAAAAATGTTTGACCTAGATGTTGAATATTTTAAAAAATTTCTACTAGACTGTCATCCACGATTAATATTATTTTGTGGCAATTGGGGAGATCCGATTTACAGCAAAGACTTTATTGGCTTAGTCGATGCAATTAAAAAAAGTAACCCAGACTGCTGTTTATTGATCCATACTAACGGATCAGGTAAAAGCACCGAATGGTGGACTAAATTAACCGAAACATTACATGACAACGATATGCTGGTGTTCAGCATAGACGGTACACCGGAAAATTATACTAAGTATAGAATAAACAGTGAGTGGGCAGATGTTGAAAACGCCATTAAAACTGTAATTGCAACCAAAAAAAGATTAAACAAAAAAACTAGCATACAATGGAAACATCTTGTGTTTTCTTACAATGAAAATACCATAATGGATTCTTATAAAATTAGTGTTGAAATGGGCTTCGACAAATTTTTCTTACAGCACGGATTAGTTTATGCAGAACCTTGGTTAGCAACGAGTAAGCCGTTTAGAGAAATCGAAAATAATTTTTATGAGCAAAAAAATAAATCCTTACTGTAAAAAATACCCCGGGGCATTTATTGAATTTACCGGTCTTGTAACTCCTTGTTGTTGGTTAGTTACAGATAAGAACCGCCATGATACTCTCAAAAATTTCATGGGCAATGATTATGATCGCATATTCATTACTAACAGTAAAGAAGACATAATAAATGCTTACAAAAAATTAGAAGAAAGTTGGAATACAAATAGTCCTTTTTCAACTTGTGTTACAGTATGTGGTGCAAGCAACGATGAAAATGCATTAAACAGAGATATACGATTTGAGTAACTAAAATATTATGGCAGAATTACCAAGTAAAACATTTTGTATCCTACCATGGATACATTTAAGCACTAGACCAAATGGCCACATGAGAGTGTGCTGTACTGCTAATGCCAGTAGCGTTGGGCCCACCAACGACAAAGTATATGGCGGAGAAGTAGGCGTACTTAAAAATGCCGACGGTAAACCTGCTAACTTAAATCATACGGACTTTCTAAGTAGTTGGAACAACGACTATATGAAAAATAACCGCTTGCAAATGTTAGCAGGGCAAGAACCTCCTAGCTGTATCAAGTGCTATAAAGAAGAACGCGAAGGACATCGCAGTAAGCGTCAATGGGAAACCGAATATTGGAGCAAGCGAGTAGATGTTGACCAGCTAGTACGCGACACAGCAGAAGATGGTAGTATTCCTCCCAAGATTAGCTACATTGACATGCGATTTGGTACTAAATGTAACTTGGCTTGCGTAATGTGCAGCCCGCATGACAGTAGCTTATGGATTCCCGAATGGCAAAAGATGTATCCTCAAGTGCAAAACCCAACACTCAAAGATACAATGCAATGGGGTAACAAAGGACAAGAAAACGGCGCCAGCTATAACTGGCACAAGAACAATCCTAAGTTCTGGGAACAGCTTTGGGAACAAGTGCCGCATATGAAACAGCTATACTTTGCTGGCGGCGAACCCTTAATCATTGAAGAACATTATGCTATATTAGAAGAATGTATTAAGCAAGGTTATGCCAAGGACATGGAAATACGATACAACAGCAACGGTGTTGAATGGCGTGAAGACTTGTTTGAACTATGGAGTCATTTCAAGCTTGTTCGTTTCCACTACAGCGTTGACGCTATCGAGCAACGCAATGAATACATTCGCTATCCCAGCAAGTGGGCTCGCACAGTCGAAGCATTTAGACAGCTAGATAACGAAACTACAGACAATGTTGAAATTACCATTGCCTGTGCAGTACAAGCACTGAATATTTATTACATTCCCGAATTCCTGCGCTGGAAGCTAGAGTTTGGATTTAAGAAAATTAACATGTGGCCATTCGGCGCCGGCGGTGTTAACTATCACTTTGTTTATCATCCACCGCATCTTAATGTTAAGATATTACCTGCATGGTTTAAAGACGAAATCGAAGCCAAGTATGAAGAGTTTATTCCATGGTGGAAAGCAAACTGGCAAAAAGGTGTACCCACATGGCATGCGGGTAAAGTTACAGAAGAGCAGTGGCTCAATGCTGACTATGGCATAAGCAGACTGCGTGGCATGGTGCGTTTTGCTAAGAGCGAGGACTGGAGTCGCAGGCTGCCTGAAACTAAAGAATATTTGGAATTATTGGATCGTCAGAGAGGTACAGACTTCTATTCAACATTTCCAGAAATGAAGGACATATTTAGGGATCTTTAAATGTTTAATAAATTAATTGCATTTGGAGATAGTTGGACCATTGGCGACTGTACAGATTTAATTGAAAAAAATTTAGTCGACGACTTGAATCAAGTGACAAAATTTAAAAATTATATTCATGCCAAAATTTTTAAAGAGCCATGGCCCAATCAAGTTGCTAATAAATTAAATATCCCTTGCAATAATCTTGCTATTCCGGGTAATTGTAATAAATCTATAATTACTCAAATTTACGATTACCATATTTTTAATAAATTTGAAAAAACAGATTTAGTTTTTGTTTTATTATCAACGTGGCATAGAAGATATAAATGGGAGAGAAATGATATTCTTCAATTTAATAAAATTCATTTTGAGAATTCCGGTTCTTATTATATTTCGGATTTCCCGCTCAGAGAGACGATTAAATCATGGAGACATGATCCCAACAATCCGATTCTGCGCCCCGATACTCAGCAACTTTCTTATGATACCTGGTTTGATTTTATCACAATACGATCTTTTTTAAATTATGTCGGCGTGAATTTTTACATTGGTTGGGCATTCTCAACAATCGATGATTTTGATTGGATGTTGCCGAATAAATATGCCGACGAAATAAAACAAACAAAGAATCTAATAGATTCATTTATAAATTATTGTGAAGTAGTAAATCACGACACTTTATTACATCCGAATCTAGATGATCACATTCGATATGCAAATTATATCTATAATAGGATTTATAAATCATGACATTTAAAGGAAAAACACTAGTAGCCACAGGATGTAGTCATACTTACGGCAGTTTTTTAATTGATAATGAAGAAACAACTTGTCACGCAAGATCGTGGGTTAAAAAACTAGAACGAATCGGCGAGTTCGATCATTCTGTTAATTTGGCCACAGGCGGCGGATCCAATGGTAGAGCTTTTAGAGTTATAAAAGAATATATTCTGGCCAATCTCAATTGTCTGCATGACAAAGTTATTATGTTTGGTATTACCGAACCCGCTAGATTTGAATTACCGTCGCCGGTGAATTTTAATTTGGATAGAGACTTAACATTTAAATCCAACTATTTTATGAATAAGTTTGGACCATGGCAAATAAACAATAACGATCAGCTGGGTAAATTTTTGCCTTTCGCAGAAACTTATTTTGGATGCTTTACAGTAGATCGACATCTAAGACATACTTTATTCTTAGATATGTTTGCAATGCATATTTTATTAAAACATTTCAATATTGAACACTATTTTTTTGCATTCCGAGTTTATCGTGAATATTTTAAAGGGTATCCGATAGATATGTTGCCTCTATTTTTCTTTAATAATGGCGACGCAGTTGATTTTGCTAAATCAAAAGGCTTTAAAGTTGGCAAAAACATTATTCCCAGCGTAGACTGCAATCATCTAGATCATGACGGCAATCAGTTCATAGCTGAATGTATATACGAAATGATCAAACCAAAATGACAATATGGATTTTTCTAAGACAACATTAGTGGCATTCGGCGATAGCTTTGTCTATGGACAATATGAAGATGACTTAAATTATCAATCATGTTGGAACAGAAGCTGGGTAAGTAAATTAGAAAAACTCGGAAGATTTAAATCCAGTATCAATTTGGCTGCCCCGGGTGCATCTAACAGCAGATCATTCAGAATGTTGTTAAAGTTTTTAGATGAAATATATTCTCCAGAAGAGAATTATTTAATCATCTATGCTATAACTGATTTATCTAGATTTGAAGTCTGTCTTAGTGCAGATGATTTTTCATACTTTAAGTTTGTTGACATAGTACACAGTCCATATGATACAGCAGCTAATGATACTAAAATAGCACCAATTGGTCCCTGGATATTTAACAATCCAAAATCTTGTTGTGATGATGCCAGAGTAATTGATTCCTTAAAGATGTATTATGGATTTTTAACTAATAAGAACTATCATGAGAAGATGTTTGCACAGCAATTGCTAGCAATAAATAATTTAATGGCAGCAAACGGCCTAAAACATCACTATATGACAACACTGGACAGCAACTTTTTTTTAAAACAATTTTCTAAGTACAAAATTGAATTGCCGATAATTCAACATCGACATGGTCGCCATTTAACTATTACAGATTTCCTTAGTGAATCTGGTTTTAAGCCAGGGTCTTGCGGGCACTTTGATCATGACGGGAATCAGTTTTTAGCTGAAAATATATACAGTCAAATTAAAGGACAGTCATGATGAATATCACAAATTTAGAATATGTTCCGGGCGATAATTTAATAAAAGAATTCATTCCTGTTGATCCCACTGAACACAGTCGTTGGATGAGTACCTGGAGCGATAGTAGTTATGCAGTTGACAATGTGTTCACTGAAGACGAGTTAATCTGGTTGGAAGATTTAATGCATCGTGAACATAGAACTCGTCGAGTAAAGAAAAACGGCACACTGCATTTTAATGTTGATAATCGACGCATACAAGATAAATTTTTTGGAAAATTAAAAGAGGTTATTCCTGAACTTACAAATGATACCCTCTGGGAAGGCAATTTTTTAATTACATCCACGCCTTATAATTTACATATCGATACCGGTAATCCTAACACATTAAAAGACAGTGACAGCATACCAGGTAAACAATTTATTATTCCGCTGTGGATATGTCATACAAATAAAGAGCAAGAAGATCCTATGTGCGGTACTGCGATATTTAAAAATCGTTTTTTAATGTATGGTACAAACTTTGCCAAGGGCGATCCTAAATATGATACAAATGTTTTTTACACTGTGCGAGATTATAATAATTTAATCTGTTATAACAGAGATGGTAGTATTTGGAATGTTGATTGGAACAAACAAACCATCGACAATGATCTTTATCAGCAATACTTTACACATTTTAATCGCCGTTGGTTAGAAGGATTTGAACTCGAAGCTGTTTATAATTGGAAACGCGGTGGCATTATTGTATTTGATCGCTGTCAGGCACATAGCGGGATTAATTTCATGAAAAATGGTGTTACTATGAAGTGCGGCCTTAGCATGATGACTACTATTAAAAAATGATTAGATTAGAAGATATACAAACTGTTCATGTTGAAGCCAGTAGTAGATGCAATAGTTACTGTCCCATGTGCAGTAGATACACTGGCCATGGAGATTTGCAGCCTGATTTGGTAGAGCAAGATTTGCGGCCTGAAATTTTTTATAAATTGTTTACAAAAGACTTTGTTAGTCAGTTGCAGCATGTGTATTTCAGTGGCGTATATGGAGATCCTTGTCTCAATAAACAGTTGCCGGAATTTGTTCATTATCTATTAGATAATGGGTGCAAAGGAGTCAGCATTGACACTAATGGCGGATATCGAGATGTAGATTGGTGGGCCAGCTTGGCACATGATAGATTACAAGTAAATTTTTCATTAGATGGCACAGATAACGAAACCCTGCAAAAATATAGAATTGGTGTTGTATATGATAAAGTAATTGCAAACCTTAGAGCATTTGTACAAGCTGGCGGCCAAGCCCAGTGGAATTTCATCGTATTCAAACATAATGAACATCAAGTTGATCATGCCAGTCAATTAGCTCATGAAATAGGAGCAAAATTTAGACTTAAGGTAACTCAAAAGTTTCGCGGCAATAGAGATTTTAAAATCATGATCAAACAACAGTTTGTGGGAGTATTGGAACCGCCTGTTAATGAAAAATATCGACATAACAATATAGGCACCAAAGAACATGTGCCTATAACAATGTTTAAGTTTAATATTGATAATTATGAAAAATTAAATAATAATAAAATAAATTGTAAAAGCCTAGAACGAAAAGAAATTTATTTAGGATCAGACGGCACGCTAATGCCCTGTTGTTATTTAGGAACTCATACTCATGATAGCCCAGGCGCCTGGCAATTAAACGAATTATATGATATCAGCGATTTTGATCTTAAGAAACGGACTGTCGAAGAAATTCTTATTAAGATGTTTGACATCAGTAATAAATGGTCCGATACAGTTAAAAATGGCAATTTGATCACTTGTTTGCATACCTGCGGCAGTGTTGAGAACACTACATTATATTATTCTAATAATTTAAATAAACAAAGTATATTGGATCAACAGTGACAACTAGTAAAACATTTTGTATAATGCCATTTATACATCAAAATATTAAACACGAAGGCAAGGTCGGCGCATGCTGGCGCTATCCTGATCGCATAGGTGATTATCGCAGTCAAAGCTTAGAAGAAATATGGAACAGCGAAAAAACACGAGAACTGCGTAGAGCTGTATTAAACGGTGAAAGACCCGAAGGATGTCGCAGTTGCTGGGATTTCGAAGACAGCGGTGTTGCCAGTACAAGGCAGACCTGTAATGAAACTTACAGCGGTAAACAATATCAAATGAACTTTGATGAAATTGTTGCTAATGTAGCTGAAGATTATTCAATGCCGTATCAACCCCGCAGCATTGAAATTAGATTTGATAACACTTGTAATTTACGCTGTAGACATTGCAGCCCTACTTACAGCAGTCAGTGGGAAAACCTAGCATTCAAAGATCCCGCAGTAAAAGAATTCTTTGTTAAATGGGGAGCAGGTCGCTTAGAAAAGAAACATATCAGTTTGCCTGAGCGCAGCTTTGAGGAATTTAAATCAGCTATTCCATACTTGCGAGAAGTGTTAATTGCCGGTGGCGAACCTTTACAGCAAAAGCGTCACTGGGAAATGATTGAAGCCATGAGCGAACATGCTCATAATATTACACTAAGTTATAACAGCAATTTAGTAGCTCTGGGTATAGGTTTTTATAATGTACTAGATCATTGGCCCAAGTTTAAAAAGATTATCTTGCGTGTCAGCATTGACGGTGACGACAAGACTTTTGGTTATTTTAGAACTAACGGCGATATCAACAAAATTATTGCCAATGTGCAAAAGCTTCATGCCTTAACTAATATTGAAATGAGTTTGACTACTACCATTAGCATTTATAATATCAGTAGACTAGTTGATATTGTTAAGTTCGTTAATGCGGCCGGCGGCTTATTTCATACTAGCATTGTACAATATCCCAAAGCAATTAATCCTAAAGTATTGCCCAAAGATATCAAAGATCAAATAACTGCCGAATGGGCAGCATTTAAATCTACGCTAGACACTGACGCTGAACTATGGCTGCACGATAAATGGCAAAATGCTAAACTAGTTGAAACACAAAAGCGCAGAATTATTCGCTACGGCGATTATGCTGTTAATTACATGAATGCCGAAGACTATAGCAGTGACTTAAAAGAAACTGCAGATTATATTAACTTCATGGATCAACACAACAACACAGATTTTAAATCTGTTTATCCTGAATTAGTTTCCGTTCTCTCGTCTAAATAACTCTATTTTTTCAAGTAAATGTGGCAAATAATTATTGATAGAATTATTTCTAATTTTATCTATTTTAGAAATATACTCTAAGAACATGTTTACAGAGTTTATATTACCCTGAGATTTACGAATATGTTCTTCTAGTTTCCGTAAACTGGACCTAATAGATCTTGGAATGTCTGGAAGATGCGGATATAATGTAGCAAAGTTTTTTCTAAAGTATACAATCCATTCACTTACTTCGGAATAGTATTTAGAAGGCAGTATACTCAGATTAAGATAGTTTGGATCAAAAACTGGCTGCAGTTTAAAGAAACCTAGATGACTATCGTCATTGGAATCGTCTGCTGCTATTTCTTCATCTGCAAACTTAATCTCAACTCCGTTGGCAATAAGTTTGTCAAACCACCATGTCATTAGCTTGGGTATTTCTAAGACATTCAATATACTCAAAGTAGTTGACATGATCAATGGTATGTTGTTGTGTTTTTTTGTAACATCAATCCAAAAATCTAATGCATTGCTAACTGTTTGTTTAGCATCTCCGCTCCATTGACTTCCATATCTGATATAATCATTGATACTACCCATGGCGTCGATGCTAAGATTAAGCTGTACAATTTTAAACTTGGGAAGATTTTCCAAGAGCTTGGGACTTGGAATATAGCTGCAATTAGTATAAATCTCTAATGCAATGTTTTCAGGATTGCCAAATTCCACAATGTGATCAATGAACTTAATGAATTCGGGATTGATCATTGGCTCACCACCGGTGAATTTAATAATCTTAAGTGTTTGTAAATGATCTTTCTCTAATTCGAACTTTAAGTTATCCAATTTAGGATATATTAATCTTTTCATTGGTTGGCTAATAACTTCGTTTAATTTTACTTCATCTTCATACCATGTTGTGCTGAGTGTACTGTTACAAGTTAAACAAGCCATATTGCAATAATTGCCGAAACCCACTTCTAAGAATTCTAAACGAGGTTTTTCAAAATCTGGTTTTTTATGCAAAAAACCATCGTTATACAATATGCTTGAGCCCAGTCGCATTGACACGGGCACATCGCTGTCGGGTAATCCTATCTTTTCTTCGCTGTAACATTTATGGCAGCCTGCTATAGGTTTATTTTCTATTGTAAATTGTCTAGCTTTATTCCAAAAGTTACTGCTACTAAAAGTATCTTTAATCGAAGAATTTTGTATGTCTAGAAGTTTATATTTTTCTAAAAATAATTCCGATAAGTTTTCTCCTTTGAGATATTCGCCGGTTTCGAAATCACGTTGTTCTTTAATGTTGTCGTAGCGGCAACATAATTTGCTTTGGCCTGTAGGTTTATACTGTATATGCATCCATGGAAGAATACAGAAAGTCGGATGCATTGACACATATATCTCGCCTGCATACTTTTCATATGGCTTATTTTCGCTGTCAACGGTGTCAATTTTTGTAGTAAATTTTTTAAAACTTTTCCTCCATAGCAAATGAAGTATGTTGTTCATTGCGTCTGCATATTTCTCTTTGGGATAGTTTTCTGGATTAAAACCTAAGAAAGCATATTGTTTTTTGCTACTATCTAATGCTTCTAAACTATCTAAGAAATTTATAAATTTTTTATTTTCTTCGATGATATCGATTTCCATAAACTCAAATTCTGCATTCTGAAATGCTTGCCAGCATGATTTAAAATCCATAACTTGGAGACCTAGTTCCTGCAGGGCCTGTTGGTCTTGCTTCATAATTTTGCCAAGTTGTGTATTCATCTCCAACGGAGATTTATCGTACTCTTTACATGTAATACCTAATTTAATTTCTCCTGCTTTGATATGATCAGCGAAAGAATCAAATTCGCCATCCCAAGTCATCATATGCTTAAACATTTCGATATGCTTGGGGTTTTTGTCATAGATATAAAACTTACACTTAGTAATCACTGTTCTAAAGCTATATGCTCGCTGTAGCATTCTAATTACGCTGTCTGCGGTGGTTATATATCTAGTATATATTGAACCTCTTAGTGAGCCTTTATTATTGGCTGTAATATGGTCATCGATAATTAAATAAGGTTTCATCTTGTTAGGGGTGCTTTTAAAAATTCAATCGCGTCATCGAATGATTGCCACTTCTGAACATCTGTACCAGGATCTTTATAGTCTACAAAGCCGCCAACTTTTTTTGATAGAGCTTCGATCGACGCACTAATACCTTTTCGTAGATTGTTGTAGCCATAACCGATAATATTAAGTCGCCATCCAGCAATATCGCTTAAACAAATATAAACATTTTTTCCAGAAACTAGTTTCAATACCTTATAAGGATCTTCTAGCATATCCGCTTCGATAAAATCGTGTTTAAAGTTTTTAAACCGTTGCCAGCAATCCTGTAAGTCTTGTTCGTCTTTAAAGAATGGGAGGATAGTTTCATATACTTCGCTAAAGTCTTTCATGGAGTGCATATGAAATACATTTTTATTTTTAGCTTTCCATTCGTCGGAAATCTCAGTCAAAACTGTTATCAAGTGGTTTTTACTGCCATCCCACTGTTCTATAATTCGCTTTCGAATGTCTACACATTGTTTAATAATATCAAAGTGAATAACATGTACATCTTTTCGCGGTCCGGTCTTATGCATACTAACAATAAAGTCTTTGAAACCGCTACTAGGTAATATCATAGTATCTACTACATTCCAATCAATTTGCTCGGGAATAATTGGCAAATAGTCTTCTGTATTTTTGATAAAGCATTGCCATTTGTTCCCTTCAATTCTGCTAGGATATTTACTAGATATAACGAAGTCAAATACTTTTTTGTACTGATCGTTTAATTTAGGCATGAGTTGTATTGCTTGCCAAAAGTTATTAAAAAGCTCCGGGTTTACTTCGGGATACAAATATGTCTGTACAGATCTAATCCTGTCTGGCAAGTTATAAACGGGAAGGCCTGCTTTCATTGAAGCATCTATAATGTTCCAGCCCTTTTTAACTTTAGTTTCGACTGTGCCGACATCGGCTTTAATATCTATGGGAGTATAGTTATCATGTACACATTGATCATTAGGTATTATTTTTGTTACAGTTTCTTTCTCTGACTCTTTGCCCCAGTTAGGACATCCTAGTTCGTGCCATTTTTTAATATTAATAATAGCTGTAATAGGATATAGCCAGTAACTGTCTTTCCATTGTTCTGCTCGGGGATCATTAAACAATAGTCTATTTTTATATTGATCCATGACATGACCGACTACTAACCATTCTCCGTTAGTATCTTCATCTAATTTTCTAACAAAGTCTACGCATTCATGATGATATCTATAGATATTTGTAATATTTCCTTCCCATGTTAATATAGCAAAGTTAATATTATGATTATACGCAGCTTCTAAACAAGCATCTTCGGTTTCCCTAATCATAGTTAGTATAGGATTATTAGGAAGGAAATCCATGCATAAATTGCGTTGATAAAATGTTTTAAAACTATCTCTAACAATGGGGTCTATTTCTAAATTCTCTTTGTCAAAGACCAAAAGATTAGTAAAAGTTTTATTCATATATAGTTTTCCAATTTAGATAATTTTGATAAATTCTATTATTCCAACTTGCCCCCATGCGTCCATGTACAATTATATGATAGCGGTCTTGATTGCTGTGGTTATACACACTGTGAACATTGTAAAGATTTAATTTCATCATTCGGCCTGCACGCCATGGTAAGTATCCAATGTTGTCCATGTAAAATTTACAATCATCGGGATTATTCAATGCAATATTTACAGGACCGATATGATTTTCTTCTTGCTTTAAACTGTCTTTGTGCGGTATAATCCACCCGCCTGGTGCTAGCTTCATTATTCTTATTCTAAAATATTTTGTATAATCGAATTGGGTTTTGAAAAAATTAGTGATAGTGGGGCACCAATCTGCAACATCAGTCCAACGCCATGGTGCAGTGTCATCGGTAAATCCATATGTATGACAGCTTTCAGTATGTATACTGCTGAGTCCATGAATAACTAAACTGCTCCAACCATAATGACTTTCGTGTGTTCTGTGTGGAATATAATGTTTAGATAAATTTTTTGCTTCGGCTAGCATTCGATCCCAGTCTTGATCAGTTTCCCAATCGATCGGTAAAAATGCGATGTCAGAGCTCTTGTTAACTTCGCTGCCTGTTTTTAAATCTTTTGGATATCTTAGTTTGGCCGGATAATTGTTTCGATTGGAAAAACTTTCGGCACTTTCGCTGCTAACACCATATTCATTGACTAAAGCCTCAGACATTATATCTCCGTGTAGATAAATATTATTTATCAGCGTACTTAATTATTGAGAATAACTATGCCAAATTTATCAGATGTCATTGCTCGTCGACACACTACAAGATTAATGGACGGCGAGATCAGCTCCGAGCATGAGAAAATAATTCTTGATAGCGCAAGGCGTGCTCCTAGTAAGAATAAAATTTACGGATACAAAGTTTTTGCTTTAGGTACTTCCGACAAGGCCACTGAACTTAAACAGCAGTTATGTGATGAAGTAACTAAGTGTCAAAATGAAAAAAACCAAACAGTTTATTTACTACAAACAAAAGCACCACTTGTACTAGTTTATATGGCGAATCCGGCACCTGAACATCAAATGGTAGATCTGCACGATTCAGCTGACACTGAGATATTTGATCGTGCTTACAGCGAAGTTAAAGATCAGATAAGTCGTTATGTAATGATTAAAAACAGTATTCGTGACGCAATGATCAGTGCTGCTTACGCACAGCTAACAGCTGAAGACTTAGGTTATGGCACTGCTTATGTGGCCTGCGGTCTTGAAGATCTCATGAGGAATTCTAAATTCATTGATTTATTTAAGGAAGAGTTTGGTGATAATTTTAAAAATGAACCAATAGAACCAGTGGTTCTTGTTTGTATTGGCCCGAAGCATCAAAAAATTAAAGACATAATTTCGGGTCAAAGCGACTCGTGGCGAGAATCATATTTAGATGGTGAAACACATTATAAAAGAAATGGCCGAGAGGAAAGCTTTTTTATTAACAAAAAACAAGAAACAATGATCATAAAAATATGACCAAATTAACTTATTGTAGTAAAAGCTGGACTGATGTTAACATTGATTTTGAAAATCGTATATTGCGACATTGTTGCAAAGCAAGTGAATATAATTTCCCACAAGTATTAACATCTGAGTTTATCGGTCTCAGTGAAGAAATTCGTCGCCGGCGACAGCAAACTTTAGAAAATATAGAGCATAAAGATTGTGCAGTCTGTTGGAATGATTATAATAAAAGCGGAACAGCATACAGGGACTGGGCCAACGAGTGGACTGATCCGTTTGTTGAAATCCGTAAAAATCAATTAGACACTGACAAATATATTCATTATATAGAAATAAAAACGGATACCACATGTGACATGGCCTGCTTGTACTGTAACGCAAACAGCAGCAGTAAAATTGCACAAGAAGAAGGTCGAATTATAATCAATAAAACCGATGAAAATGATTATAAAGTCTTTAAAGATTGGATTCGAGATCATATTTCTAGTAAATTAACGCCTAAATTATTATTGTTTATATTTTTAGGAGGCGAGCCTACCGCCAGTGACCGATTTCACGAATTGGCAGATTACATCGAAGACTTGGCTGTAACAACAGATAAAAAAATAAGATTAGAAATTTGTACAAACGCTAATAGCAAAAAGTTTCTAATGGATAAAATAATTGCAAGAATGGACGCAAGTCGAATTACATGGGGAATAGGCATAAGCAATGAAAGTTTCGGGGAAGACGCTGAACTTATTAGACACGGATTGAATTGGCAGAGATTTCAAGAAAATTTTGTAAGATACATATCTCATCCTAAGACTGAATTAATTGTACTGAGCCCAACAGTAAATATTTTTAATTTGAAGTCTTTCCATCGTTATATGGATTGGGTACATGAACAATTTCGAACTCATGCTCCTGATAAAGAATTTACTTGGTACGGCAATTATATAAGTTGGCCTGATCAATTGGATATCTCACGCTTGCCAGCATCTTACAGTGTATATTTAGATTTATTAGAAAATTCATTTCAAAAAAATCGTAAAGATAAAAATTATGTTTATCAAAATAGCTTTGAAGAATACATTAAGAAGATGAAACAACGACTAGGCATTGCTTATGATCCTGATTATAAATTAAAAGCAGAAGAATTTTTATTAAAAAAACAGCAAGTGAAAAAAACTGATAAACTAATTAAACTCATGAACAATTTAGATCTATGACAGACATCAAAGATTTTCCTCTTCGGCGCTTGCAGCTAGAAGCAGCCCGTGTTATCAGCACTATGCCTGCTACTAACGATAATATATATAAGTTTAACATAGCCAGCAGGCACAACAGCCAAGGATGGTATGTAGCTGCCATAGAATGGTATATTAAAGAATACGGCGGCTTGCCCAGTGAAGTTGGGCCCGGTAAAGATATTACATTTGTATACGAACAAGATGAGTGATTTAAAAACTAGCGAATATGACTTTACTAAGATTCCTTACAAGGATCTAGTTAGAGTTGGACAAAGAACAATGTTATACCGCGATATGTTTACGGTAAGTTGGCTATTGGGCCGCTACTGTAACTATCGCTGCTCTTACTGCTGGCCTTATGCTCGCAGTGATACTAAAGATCATCGTCCTACTCCGTTAATGTTAAAGACTGTGGACGAGATTAAGCGTCAGGCTCGCGAGCGCGGATTCAACAGTTATCACTTTAGTCTAAGCGGCGGAGAGCCTACATTCCATCCTGCCTATATCGATATACTAGAGCACTTAAATGCTGATGTAGCTAACACAAACTATACCAGCGTTCATATGACCAGCAATATGAGTAGACCTTTAAAATGGTTCGAACAAAAGTATGTACCAGCTGTAAAGCATTTCCATCGCGCTAGTATTACTGCTAGTTGCCATAGAGAGCATGTTAACACGCAGGATAAAGTTGCTGAGTTCGCCGACAAGCTGGTATTGTGCCAAGAGTACGACACACAAATAACTATCAATATGGTTATGGTGCCCGAGCAGTTTTATGAAATATATGACTTGGCATTATACTTCCATGATAGAGGTATTAATGTAACGCTCAAGCCTCAAAGCGACCCTACTGCCAGTCGTGTAGTAGATGGCTACACTGAAGACATGTTAGCTAAATTGCACAATGGCATGCCACAACGAGCATACACAGAAGTTAAGGCTCAGGCTGCTGGCCTAGTTGCAAGACCCAAGCCAACTTACATGATTGACAAAGCCGACCCGCAGCGTAAGAAACAAGTTGATGTTCCACCGCATTATCAAGTTGAGTTTGTTGATAAAGACGGCAAGCCGTGGTTCATGGACCAAGCCGAACGATTTAATGCTTTCAACTTTAATAACTTCCACGGTTGGGAGTGCAGCAGTGGTTATCGTAGCATTATCATTCGTGAACCAGATGGCACTGTTAAGCGTAGTTATAGCTGTAGCGAAGTCCCGTTGGGACACATTGAAACTGGTTTTAAATTATACGACAAGCCTATGCCATGCGGTGGCCACAGTTGTGTAAGTAGTGCTGACAGTAAAATCCCCAAGCGAGCCCCGGGTACCAAGCTGCCATTATTTCCCGGAGATCGAACCTATGAGTAAATTAACCATCGGCATTTACGGTGATAGCTTTGCAAATTCAAATTTAGATTCTGACAGCAGTAAAAGCTGGCCAGCTATTTTAGCAGAAGATTTCACAATTAAAAATTACGGAGCACCGGGTAAATCTATAATTCATTGCTATCATGATTTTATTGAAACATCACAATCTAATTACTATAATATCTTTGTTATTCCTATTGCGGGAAGAATGTATTCTAAAAAACTAGAAGATATGTTTCCTAGCGACAAATCATTTCATAAGTACTGGTATAATAATTATACATTAGTACTGACAATGAAAAAAACAGTACAGCTCGATACAACATTCCCCAATGAGGCAAGCAAAAACCGAGCAGCTAATATAATTGATAGTGTAGCTGCATATTACGAACATTGGAAAGATTTTCGTTACGATAACATCGTTCAATCTACAGTTGTTGAGAGTTTGAAAAGAAACACGCAAAATACACTATTCATTGATACTAATGCAAATAATAATGATAACAGTGATATAGGCTTATTACAGCTTTCTAAGTGGGAACTTCGACAGACTGGACATGATGATATGTTAGGTATACAGCCAAATAGTGGAAAAACTCTTTTTGCACATGACCTTCGAAAAAATCATTTTTCTGAAGAAAATAATACAGTATTAGCTGCAAAAATTAAAGATGCTATGAATAGCAATATTAGTGAATTAAAAATTAATCACAATGATTTTGTTATTCCGACTAAAGACACTCATAAGTTTATTAAATGGAAAGAATTATGACAAATACATTTTGTCCCATCCCATGGATATTCCAAGCAGTACGCAACAATGGAGACATTCGTGTATGCTGTCAAGCTAATGTAACCGAGAACCAGGGCGTAGTTCGCAAAGCAGATGGCACTCCATATAATGCCGGCCGCGATGATATGACTGCTGCTCGCAATGCAGAACTAATGCGCGAAGTTCGCAAGAACATGCTAGTAGGTGAATGGAGTCAAGAATGTGGCCGCTGCCAGCAAGAAGAATCAGCAGGACTTAATAGTCGTAGACAATATGAGTTAGACAACTGGAAGTTCAGCATTGATGATGCTAGGTATGTTACCCAAGAAGATGGCACTATTAAAGAACCCAACTTAGAATACTATGACTTGCGTTTTGGTAACTTATGTAATCTTGCTTGCCGTATGTGTGGTCCCACTGACAGTCATACTTGGTACGAACAATGGACAGAATATCATGGCAGTACAGAATACAAAGACACGCACGGTACAGTTAAACTAACTCGCAATGATAATGGAAGGTTAACCACCAAAGACTACGATTGGCATAGCAGCGAAACATTTTGGCAACAAATAGAAGCAAACATTCCTAATCTAAAACATGTTTACATGGCAGGTGGTGAACCCATGATGATTGAGCGTCATTATGAGTTCTTACAAAAATGTATTGACATGGGTCAAGCGGGCAAGATGATTCTAGAGTACAACACCAACATGAGCAACTTGCCTAATCGTGTACTAGACATGTGGACCAAGTTCAAACAAGTTCGTGTTGGTGCTAGTATGGACGGTATGGGCGCTGTAGTGGAATATCAGCGTTGGCCATTAAAGTGGAGTCAAGCATACAAGAACTTACAAAAGCTAGATGAGTATGCACAGGCAAACAGTAATATATTGCCATGGATGGCCTGTACTGTTACCGCATATAATGTTTGGCATATTCCACAGTTTATGCGTTGGAAATTAAACGAAAGCGGTTTTAAGAAAATTAATGCCACGAAGAAGCGTCCTATTATTACACATCATGTAGCACATGGGCCCAAGCGAGTAAACATTAGAATACTTACTCCTGAACTTAAACAACGCTTAGTAGATTACTATGCTCGAGAGATAGATTATTTTAAAGATAATTTCGAGGAAGATATTGCTAAGAATGCTGCCAGCATATTAAACAGCATAACCAAGTATGCACTAGCAGCCGACTACAGCGATAAACTACCTGAGTTTATTCGATTTACAAAATACTTAGATTCGGTTCGCGATCATAGCATATTAGATATTGCATATGAGTATGAGGAGTTGTTTAAATGAAAATAGCAATATATGGAGACAGCTTTGCATACAACATACAAAGTAATTCTACGAAATCTTGGGTTGACTTATTATCAAATCTTTATGATGTAACATGTTTTGCAAGAACTGGAAGTTCTTTATATTTTTCTGTAGAAAAATTTTTAGCTACGCACAATCAATTTGACAAAATAATTTTTCTAGCATCTATGCCTGGGAGATTGTATCTAGAGAATGAACCTCCGATAATAGATACTACTTCGCTAGCTGGAAAAAAGTTTATTGAAGATAATATACACATAGGTGGATTAAGTAGAGCAGAATCTAAGTTAAAACAATATCAACCAATGATTGACTCGGACCAAATTAAACCGCACTCAGCAATATATCATGAAATACAAGTCTTCAAAGCAGTTGTCGGATATTTTTTATATTTAAAAAATACGAAATTTGATCAATATGTTCATAATTTAATGATTGACAATATTCTATCTATTAGATCTGACATTATATTAGTACCAACCTCTACTAATTCTATATGGTTCTATAAGGGAAAAAATGTAATGATGGATATATGGGAAAAAGAAAACATCGCATGGGATTGGAAACCCGCGGGTGCTGGATTTTTTAATGAAGATACTCGACACTGTCATATGACTGCAGAAAATAACAAAATATTTTTTGAAGATGTCATTAAATGGTTAGACGGAAGCCCAGTAAACATTGATGTTGAAAATTATATTCAACCCAGAGTCGAAGATAAAGATCTTTACTTCATCAATTCTTTTCAATAGTTTAAAAATGAAAAAAATATTAATAGCAGGAAATCCTAACTACGGGCTTGCTCAAGCCATAAGCAGTAATCTAAATGATTATAATCTTACTTTTGTTAGTAGAACAACACATAATTTAGATCTTACCAAAGCAGAAAAGCAACAGGAATTTGCGGCAATGAGTATAGATTATGACGCAGTTATCCTTAATAGTGCATTATGGAAATTTAATCAAACTCTATTGTTGGAAGCAGTATATAAAAAGCTCAAAGCCGAAAACAAACGCACATTAATCATTGTTATTGGCAGTACCACTGACAGAGTTAATAAGGCCACTGACTGGTTGTACAATGCTGAAAAGAAAGCACTAAGAGATTATGCTAATAGTCTAGGAATGACAGGTGTATGGGCCAATAATCCACGAGTAACACTAATAAGCTTCGGCACATTAAGTAATGTACAGCACAAGCATCCTGACAGAAAAACTATGCCAATAGAAAAGGCTGCTCAGTATGTACGTTGGATACTTGAGCAGCCCGATGATTTACATGTAAACGAAATTAGCATCGATCCATTACAGACCTAATTTTTGTTTGAATTCCGTAAGTTCTCGTTTACTCAGACCTTCTGCCATAGAGTCATTCCACTTAGCAGGATCGATTAAACTTTTTAAAAGACTACTTTCTTTGGCACTGAACTTCATCGAGTTAACGGCATAGTCTTCAAATGCCTGGCATGCTTCGGGGAACAAGGGCTTGGCCAGTTCATACATAGCACGAGCGTATTCTCGAATCTCCCACTGTGCGTGAGGATCCATACGCAAGCGAGCCATATGTAAAAAGTTCTTTAAGTTAGCTTTCCAGTATAATTCAGTGTAACCACCCACCGGTAGCACACTTCTGGCCAACTCGCGAGCAAGCCCATTATCATCTTTGCCTAATAGCGCAGAGTATTCTTTATAAGCATTAAAGAAACTACGCTGAAAGGCATGTTGAACATTACGGCGTTCTTCAAAACCCCACTCCGATTCTTCGCGCCCTTGCTTGTTAGTTGTACTTTGCTTTTGAATCTGTTCCATTTCGGGAATGTAGAACTCATCTGTAAGCACACTATAGCGAGCACTATATTCGTTCATGCTGGCAGTACGATGACGTACTAGTTGTCGCATAACGAAGATAGGAAGTTTAATGTGGAATTTTACTTCGCACATTTCAAATGGTGTTGTATGTTCATGGCGCATCAAGTAACGAATTAAGTTACGATCATCTTGAACTTGTTTTGTGCCAGCACCATAGCTAACACGAGCAGCTTGAACGATTGCCGCGTCACTACCCATATGGTCAACAAGACCAACAAAACCATGATCCAATACAGGAACATAGTTTTTATCTTCTGCAAAATTAATTTCTGATCTCTGTGTCATTTTTCGTCGCCAAATTGGCTTTGTAGTAGATGTCTAACGTAGTGAACAACCTTGTTCTTAATCTTAGCACTGTCAATAAAAACTTCAATGTCTTGAATATTTTCTTTTAAATGTTCAAGACCGCGAGCTTTAAGAACTTCGCTGGCATCTTTCATACCAACTAAATCCTCTTGACTGAATTCTAAAATTTCACCGTTATGAAGTTTAAGTTGAATGTGAGTGATGTATTCTATTGGAACTTCTTCCATGACCACATCTTTAAGGATCTCTTCAAAGCTTCGATCCTTGCGCCTAATTGCCATGTGTCAGATTCCTTAATTACTTTTTTTTAGTATATTTTCTTTTTGGCTTAACATCAGGAGCACTGGTGGTTGTGGTCACTTTGTTAGGACTCAATGCTTCGGCTTCTGCTAGTAAACGCTGTGCTTCTTTTTGGAAATAAGCAGCTTGACTACGCATTTGATTAGCAATTTGCGAATCGTCTAGTACTCCGGGGCTCTTTGCTTCAGCAATAGGTTCGCCGCCGATGTCACCGCTAGTAGTTCGTCCGTTATTGTTAATAGATGCTATCTGTTGATTTAACTCAGTTAGTCCGATTTGAATTTCTCTAGTCGGCATCATAGTAACTTCGCGATTGTTTAGCTTAGTAAGCCATCCACTTAGATGCATAGCTTCTAGCATATTTCTGCCGTCATGGAATGTACTGCGACTTGCATACTTGAAAAAGTCCATGTCTTCTTGAGCACTCTCGCTTTCTACGGCAGTAATTAAGTCATCATGATATTGTTGAGGTAAACTTTCTGTTTCGACAACAAGGCAAGAAGTTTCGTCACCCGGTATTTCTCTAAATACCACAACGCACTTCTTGCCTGTGCCATTTACCTGCCCAACATGTTTGATAAATTGGGGCATGATAAACTCCTATTAAGCAGCTTCGGCGGCGTCGGCAGCAGCTTCAGCAGTGGCTTCGCCTTGGCCTTCTTGTGCAGCCTTTTGCTCTTCGGCTTGCTTCTGGGCATCGGCTAAAAATGCATTTAACTTTTCGGCTACAGCACCAACTTGGCCAATTTCCAGAACACTGAAAGCGCCGCGCTTAACAGCAGCATCGATTGCAGCCAATAATACACTTAGATCTTGAATGGTCATATAAATTTCTCCTTTTGATAAGTTATATACCTATTTTATTTATAGTACAGAGTCGTATTGTACAGAAGTAAATGCAAAAAGTCAAATGCAAATTTCATTAATTATATAGCAAAAATTAAATTAGGCCCCGTGGGGCCCAATTTTTTTAAATTATTGATCTTAAGTAGTAGCAGGTTCGTATTCGTAATGAGCAGTGACACCAAACGGTGCTTGGATTTGATCATTGCCGTGGATAACGAACACACTATCGCAGTACTGCTCGTCACCCCACGAACCAAACGGATAGCCGTCAGTGAACATGATGAACTGCTTGGGTTCGATGCCTTGCTCTTTCATGTAAGTGTAGCAGACATCAAAGTCAGTACCACCACCGCCCATTGGCTCGTAGTCGCAGATGTCTTCGCCGTTGTCTTCAGTAAACACTACGGGATTGTAGACCTCGGTATCGAAACTAAACACCATGATGCTGTAAGTGGTATACATTTCCATCATGCCCTTAACTTCGCTAAGGAAGTCACGGATCATGTCTTCGCTGATACTGCCTGAAACATCCAGTGCAATTACAACATCAAGGTGCTCTGCAGGCAACATGCCAGGAAGGATAGCACCAGTATGCCAGCTCTTGCGGCTGGGACGCATGAACGAATAATTGCTCTTAAGACTAGACTCTAGCTGAATACGCAAGATGTCTTGCCAACGCATCTTGGGCGCAGTGAACTGCTGAATTAGTCGACGGATGCCTGCAGGAGTATTACCAGCACCTGCAGCCTGCGCGGCCTGTAGTACAGCCTCCTTGACTTCGTCCTGGATCTTCTTAGCAGTCTCGGGGTCAATTTTGATCTTAGAGCTCTTCGACTTGCCGTCACTGCCCTTGCTATCTTCGCCGGCTTCGTTGCCGGTACCGTCCAAGTGCATGTCTAGTGTCACTTGAATCTTGGTAGCATTCTTCATGAGCTCGTCGTAGATCTCATCGGCAGTCATATCGCGATATTTGTGATCCCACAGAATAGGTACTGTAGTAATTTTCTTGCCTACATTGTTTTGGATCAGCATGTCGTTGACAACATAGTCACCGGCCATGTTCCATACGCTGGCATCACGGTCTCCTCGGCGAGTCATGTGACTGTAAACACAATGACCCACTTCGTGACCAAACAAGAAGACAAGCTCATCGTCGTCGAGCTTGTTGATAAATTCAGTGCAGTAGTAAAAGTGGCGACCGTCAGTAGCCGCAGTCTGGCACCAGTCGCTGGCTTCTACCAACTTGAGGCGAGTAGCAAGATTACCCCAGAACGGATGCTTGAGCAGCATCTTAACACGGGCTTTAGTAAGTCTATCGCGTACATCCAATTTCATATGAATCTCCTAACTGTATTTACATATTATACAGTTTTTGGTATTTTGTGTCAATATTATGCGACATCGTCTTTACGGTCGCTAGGGAATTTAGCACTGGTATATCGCACAATAAGAACACTAGCGGCAATGACAAAGGTCGATACTGCCACTGCTACCATTTCGTTTATGTTAATAGGCAAGTGACTCATTATGTCTACCATGTGCCTAGTCAGTGCAGTAATAGCAATATAAAGTAGAAAACGCACAGGCATATGATTAGTTCTAAAGTAGATACCAACCATAGCACCAATTTCCAAATAGATAAACATCAGCAGTAGGTCGCTGACGGTAGCATGATGCTTTTGGAACATTTCAAAGAATGTCCAACCTGCCGCCCACGCTGTAGCGGCACCAATAGCAAATAGGGCAAGTTTATGGAATACTGCTACCAAAACATTACCCATCTGGTCAATGTCTTTACCTTTGATCATTTATATTCCGAACTTTAGTTTGAACATGAAAAGGTCTGCTTCGTCCTTGAACCAAACAATTTTGGTGCCCATTGGATTATAGTAATGTAAACTACCTTGACAGTTCTGTTTACACCATGCTGACACTTCATGACTTGTGAGACCGTTTATTGAAAAATCCACTCTAGGCCATGTTCTGCGAGCATTGGCATAATACTCGATTAGTTCCTCTCTACCAATCGGACCCGGACCTAGCACACTTCCGACATAGTCCATAGAACCATATACAAGTTCTAAGGTAGTAGAACGGAAGGGCATAAGCCCTTCCTTGATCTTAATATCAGTTGCTAACATCAACAACCAAGTGAGCGTACCGCTTGAAGAACTCGGGGAAGTTCTTGAGCTTCTTGTGATCGAACGGAAGATTGTAGTTCTTAAGTGCAGTATGAGCACCCATGATAACCATCTCAGGTTCGAAGTTATCCATCATGTACTGGATAAAATTCTCACATTGGCTATGCCATGTATCCAGCTTGTTGGACTTCTTGGCATTTTCGTAGCCGTCCTTGAGTTCATAGCAAAGCGAAGTAGTCAGCGAGTACATAGCGGACACTTCTTTGACCTTCAACTCTTTGACCTTGCCAGCAAGGATATCGCTGGGGTCGGGCAAGTCTGCGGCAATCTTGCGATGTGCCATAAACTTGATAGCAAGGCCTTCGCCGATACAACCAGCAACCATATCAGTCTGCTCGTTGTCTGTCATCGTGTCGTCGATGAGGTCGCTGACGAAAGCCCACGAACGAGGAGTCGGGAAACTGCGATCATGAACAGTAGGATCAAAGTTCATGAGGTCGCCCTTGGCCCAGTTCAAGTAACCAACAATGTCGGGATGGATACGATTCTGTAGAGCCCACTGGTTCCAGTCAGTGAAGTCAACTCGCAGTTCAAAGTGAACGAAACGGTTAGCCAGCGGAGTAGGCATGCGATAAGTCACGCCCTTATCTGTCATGCGGTTACCTGCTGCCATGATCACAACATTGTCAGGCAGTACATAAGTGCCAACACGGCGGTTTAGAATCAGCTGATAGGCAGCAGCCTGTACAGCCGGGGGAGCACCTGCAAGTTCGTCCAAGAACAGAACTACAATAGGATGCTGATCTGCAAATTCCTTGCTGGGCAGTTCAGCAGGCGGAGCCCACTCCATCTTGTTGGATTGAGCATTGTAAAACGGGATACCCTTGATGTCAGTAGGTTCCCACAAGTTAAGACGCACATCGACTAGAGCACCACCCATGTCGTCTGCGATTTGTTGAGCAAGATCACTCTTGCCAACTCCGGGAGGACCCCAAAGCATAACGGGTCGCTTGGATTGCATAGCCCGGCGGATATACCGCTTGGCTTCGGAAATCTTTACAGTACGGCCTTCGGCCTTATCAGTTTTTGCCATTGCTGGACTCCTTGTTAACGATATATCTATTATAAGACAAAGGGAATTTTGTGTCGATTAAATCTTTTCAAGATTGCGAAGTTTCGCTAGCACATTGGCACTGGGATTCGGACGAACGCGAAGACCTTCTCCGTTGAAAGGTTCGGGATTTTCGATTGCACCAAACTCTTTAAGCAGATAATACTTGGCAATCTTTTTAGTACATTGATCCATGAGACTGTCCTCGGTCTCGTCAAGCCAAAAGCGAATAGGACTACGCCCCCAAGTCTTGTGCTTGAGTGCTTCGTGAAAGAGCTGCCGATGCTTTTTGTTAAAAGGATCGAACACTTCTGAAGGTCGATTAAGTTGTGAGATCTTGCTCATTATGCTGTCTCCAATTGATCAGCTTCTAGTACCGCATCGTGATAAGTGCAGGCATTGAGTTCTACGGTAGTGCCGTCAGCAAAAACCGCTAGATAGAAACCAGTAGCAGAATCCTGTTCTACACTGATAAGAAAATTATCCATAGTAGGAAGAAGTGTGGGGCAGACCGAAGCCTGCCCCATTGTTAATTACTCGCCTTGAGCGGCAGCAACGACATCATCGGCAGATGCCTCAGCATCGGACGGAACAGCGAACAGGGCGTTCGCGCGAGCATAAGCAATGCCCGCTTCCTTGGTCATAGCCTCGGGCAGCTCGAACAGTTCAACATTAGTGTGACCGTTCTTAACTAGGTTCTTAATACGAGTTGCCAAATCATTGGCAAAGCGAACCTTGGTCTTGCCCTTGAGGGTAGAAACGCCGATAACCTTGAAAGTCTTAGAAGTAGCCATTTGAAAAATACCTTTCTCTCTGTGTGTCAAAAAATGTATGGATTGCACCATTGCTCACCATACCTCTATTATAGTACCTATTGCCAATTTGTGTCAATATCCGGTTTAGCCAATTTTTTACGGTTGTAGACCTTCCGGCTTTTGACAGTCTGCGGGCGATAAGCACCATTATGGAACAAGAAGTCAGCACGGCGCTTTTGACGCTTAACTTGAACAGTGATAACTTCTCGTTTCATAATTCCTTCCTAGTAAGTCTCTAGTATACTGGATTACTCAATTTGTGTCAAATTTTGATTGGATCTTTTGGATAACTTCTTCTGCTTGGGCTTTGTATTGGTCGCCCATGTCTTCTTCCAAAATAGCAATAGCAATCAATTCAACCAAACCAGCACTGACCATCAGTTGGTCAAAGGGCAAGCTCAGTTGCCATTCTTCGAATTCTGCTCGAGTCTTGAAACTCCAAATAGTGTCCAACATCTTGCATTGTTCGGCAGTAAGCCCCTCAATCTTAATCATACAATTTTCAAAGTTCGTTTGATGAGTTATTAAATACTATATGTCAATTTTTGTCAATAATTTCAAATTATTGTTTGTTCACATACCTAAAACCGGTGGATCTAGTATTAGCCGATGGCTAGTTGATCGTGGCGGAGAACTTGCTGATGGGTTTAGGCATACATCTTTACAGCAATCTCGATATAATCTTTCCGATGTTTGGAGTTTTTGTGTAGTTAGAAACCCATGGGACAGAATGGTCAGTTTATACCATTATGTTTGTAAGGTTAATCCCGATTTTCAAAATGTCAACTTTCATGAATGGTTGCAAACAGGCATTGGCTATCAAAAACACTGGTATTCCGTTTCAACTCCGCAAGTAGATTGGATAAAAATCAAACCCAATCGTATTATGAGATTCGAAAGGCTCAGCTATGAATTTGAAGCAGTACAATCCTTATTTGGCGATTACACTCCGTTGTCGAGAATAAACTCCACCCAGCATGGTCCTTATCATGACTATTACGATGATTGGAGTAAAAAATTTGTCGGCGAGCTATTCTACAAAGACATACAAGAATTTGACTATAAATTCTAGCTTATAGTGTTTCCAATTTGGCCATTAGTGTGGCAACATCATTGTAGACTTCACTGCCATTGCGACTAGTGCGAAGGATGATGAAGTTGCGATTGTAAATCTCTACGGTAGCATCCAAGGTGCGAGCACGGCCAAAAGTCACTGCTCGATACTTAGAGCCTTTCTTGTTGACATATTCGCCTGTGAGCACACCATACGGGGCAGAGAAGTTCTTACCGACCGCCCAGTTATAAATGTGATCTTGAATTGCTTGACTATTCACTTACGCTCCATGGCATATTCGAACAAGACCCACTTGGCACGGTTCAACAGTTGTCGCTGATCTTCCATGAGGTTAGCCAGCGTGTCTGAATCATACGGGCCGTAAGCAACCATTTCTTGAGCATCACTCATCATGCTAGCGGCATACATAACAGGACCCGAAAAACGGAAAGTCAGACTTTCTTCAACCGCTTCACGCATTTCAGCTTCGGTGCAACCGTACATACGAACTTGTCGTTGTTCTTGCTCAGTCATTTCAGCGAAACGAGTCATTGTCTGCTCCTTAGGGTTTGGTACGATTGGTAAGATAGAAACGACCGTTTTCAACCTTGCCGCACATTACTAGCCGCAAAGGAAAACCATATTCTGCCATAACCTCGCGCATACGAGCGAAACGGCCCTTCTTGAATGTCTTTTTCATCATGTTTGAAGTATAGCACCAAACCAATTTTGTGTCAATTATTTGAGTTCTCGCATGCGAGCTTGGCTTTCCTCGCACTCAATGCGGCCCTTTTCAATATTGTAAATAGCACGAATCAAAAATCCAATACCAATCAACCCCAGGGTAATCATGGTGAACATGGGGGCAATCATCATCATAGCAACGAATCCCAATCCGCTCATACCCAGAGCGGCCACGGTCAGAGCCGTGTTCTTAGCAGCTTGTTTGTTCATATCGAACCTCCTGTTTAACAATACCTCTATTGTATCACCAAACCGATTTTGTGTCAATTATTGGAAAACAATGGATTCGTTGAGCTTTTGGGCATACTGCCTAGCACAGGCAAGAGTGTTGTAAGTACTATGGACCTTTACATCCCAATTGACAAAATAAATAACGCACCATTGGTCCTGGTGTTCGTCATAGCGAACATAATAGACTGCCATAATTTGGTTTCTCCAACCTAAAAAGAAGCCGCATTAAGCGGCTTCCTGTTGGCGACGATAAGCACGAAGCGCCATTTCCCTTGCAAGAAATAATCTTAGTTGTACATAGTCACTGATCTCAGCATCTTCATCATCATCGGCTGCAACTAACTGCGGCCTAGCAAAACTGCGGTGTAAAGTGAGTTCAGTGTCGTATAACTCTAAGCCTTCGAGATCGTCGTCAAAGTCTTCACTTCTTAGCTGGCTCAGCAGCCTTAGGTGCTTCTTTGGCAGGAGCAGCAGGCTTTGCCGCGTCACTTTTGGTGGCGTCAGCTGCCTTCTTCTCGGCCTCCTTCTCAGCCTTTGTCTTTGGCTTTTCTACCTTAGGCATTTCCTTAGGTGTAGCAGGTGCTGGCGTAGAAGCAGCAGCAGGTGCCTTAACAGCCTCGGGGGCCTTGGCAGGTGCTTGAGCAAATGCTGTACCAACTGCTAGAGCGGCGATGATAGCGACTAGTGATTTCATAAGTGTCTCCTTTATTTGAAATCTAGCAAATAATTTTACTTGCTTAGTATATATAACGCCGCAGGTCGATTAGTCGTTGACAGATTTTGGTTATTCTAACCAAATATTGTCTACCAATTTCATTTGTTCAATCATAGTTTGGCTAGTGATATGAACTAGCAATGCCCGACGATTTTGGTCAGTTGTATTGGGCATAGTACTGTGCAGTACCCTAGGAAAGTAAACTAATACATCACCTGGCATCATATGAGGTTGCACAACGCCGGCTAAAAATTCTTCGTTATAAACTCCTCGGTAGCTGTCTTGTACTACCCAGTTTCTTTTATGACTGCCTGGAAGCAAACCTGTGCCTCCATTGGCTTGTGTAAATTCACAGAGGGGTATAATACATTGTACGCCCAGTAGGTCAAAGCTTTCGTGCCATTGGTTAAATCGATAAGGACTATCGATATGGGGCTTGATGTACTTGTTGTTGGGAGTGTTGGTAATGACATCGGCAACATAGACTTGGGGCTCGTTAAACAAAAATCCAACTTGATCTATTAGTATTTTACCAACACTCTGTATCTCGCGCCAATCATGAAGCTGCTGACTCCACCATAAAGCAAACTCTGGACATTCGTGAATTCGACTGCGTGGATAGTATTTGTTATCAACTGCATGACCTCGAGTGGGATACAGGTCGCAGGTTCTATCATTGATACAATCGATAATAATTTTTGGTATAATATTTTTTAGAACAACAAATCCTTGCTCTAGTAACTGATCTTTTAAGTCTTGTTGGCCCATAAGTTTATATCGCCTTGATAGAGTGTAAATTCAAATGCATCCATTTCATTGAATAGCACTAGTTTTCGTTTGCTGAGATAGTATGGCCAAATCATTCTCTCGTCTAACATCAATAGAGTTTTATTTAATATTCTATAGTTGTCTGCTAGTTTGATTGGATATGTTTTCCACTGCTCTTTGGCTAGTTCGAATCCAATGCCAGTAAATCTAGTGCCTTTGGCATTTTTATAAACCGTAAAAAAAGTCAGTGGTTGATCCACTGACTTTACAATAGTATCAAAAACCAGTTTACTTATCTGTTCTTTTGATAAGTTCGTATTCATTGACTTCAGTGCCTTCGGTTAATTCTACTACAGTAAAGTCATTGCACTTAAATAACTTGTTAAGTTTTTCCATTAAGTTGAAGGCATGTCCGGGATTACTAAAACTTACTTTTTTATATTTTGGACCAGGATAGTCTTGTAAACTGTTTAAAAAAGTTCTAAGGTTAAAAGGGCGCTTTTTGTAAAAGACTGCATAGATGGCATCGGCTTCTAGGACCTCTTCACTCTTATAAGTGCCAGGGTCGACATGTGTTAATAGTATTGTAGGTTTAGGTCTAGCCATGCAGTTCTCCTAATATTATTTATCAGAAAACCGCATTAAATACTTATTTAATCGTCGATTATTTCGCCGGTTTTTTGTTGTCCTAGCACTACTTTAAGGTCCATTTTAGTTTTATACGGCCCAACATGTTGGTTGGTTTTAATAGTAGTAAACCTGGGACAAAGACTACATACCCAGCCGTTTTTAAATTTTAGTCCATACCAGCCTGCTACATGAACGCTTTTACTAGCAGCTTTTTTAGTAAAAGTAGGATAACCTTCGATTTCTTTTACATTAAAAACTTCTTCTTGATCAGTAGGATACCCCATGACTTCTAGGTGACCGCCATGCGTCAAGTCTCGAATAACGAATTCGATTCCCAGTTTCTTAAGCTCTTTTGGATCATGTGCTACATAATCCTTGCGACGAAGGTTGATGACATAATTGTCATCCTTGAAGTTCATCATGCCAACACGCTTGGCATTTTCTTCTAGAATCCAAAACTTATCTTTAATAACACTCTTGGCTAAAATCATTTGTAAGCCGCTCCCAAATACTCACTGTGCTCTGTCATTTTGTCCGCAATGTTTACCAAATTCCACTTGCCGCAGAATTTAACAAAATGTAGTCCGACCTGTTTAACAGGTGGCTTGCTTGTACTGTCATTAATTACAGTATCTAGTGCTAGTTTAATTTCATCTGGCTGTTCTGTCAAGTCGATCAGCTTCTTATTATGGAGATACCGATCTCGAACTCGATGCTCTTCGCCATTATGGTCAACCCAACGCTGAAGCATCATATTGTTCCAATTGTAGCCTTTGGTATCTCGATCAGCAAAGGCTTCACGGAGACCAACTTTATTCTTTGTGCCTTTTTCCCGAACACCCGGATACGCACTGAATACATTGTCGGAGGAGTCCCCACGCATACATTTCTCAAATAGCAACCATTGCGGGTCAGGGGCTGGCAAAGGCTCCTTAGTTTTCTTGTCCAAGACTGGTCGCCCTTTTTCATCTAGGATACCTTCGATAGTAATTAGTTGTTTGCTGATGCCATTGAACTGGCGAACATTGGGCGCTAGCAATTGATAGAAGTCACTATCGCTGCTGACAATTACATGATTGTCGTCAGGATGATTTTGAATCCAGCGAGCAATAAAATCATCAGCTTCACAGTTTTCATGACGAAGTACCGAGCAATTAGTTTTATCATTGAAAAAAGTCTTTAGTTCGTCAAAGGCTTCCCAAAAGATTTTATCCTCTTCGGCTTCTTTGGGGCTAAGTGCTGCGCGAGCTGCCGCACGGTTAGCCTTGTAGTTAGTGTCAAAGTCCTTACGCCAACTGCGACCTTCGAGACAGATAATGACATGACTGCCTTTGAAGTCACGCCAAACTTTGTTGATGCTGTTAAACATAATATGGTAAGCCATGCCTACCTTAGTTTCAGCATCTTCACCACGCACCACATGCCTTGCACGAAAGAACATGTTAGCGGCATCTACCAGCAAATAAGTTTTAGTCATTGATATAAGATTCAAGTAATTTTTGATTAATCTGTTCTCGGAATCCAGTATTAAATTCTTGCAACAGACTCATCCACTCTGTGTACTCTCGTACCGTAAATAAGAATTCTTCCCAAGCATCACTGTCTTGTTTTTTGAATGATACAAGTACATGATCAGTTCCAACCCAATTTACGCGAAAGTTCCATTGTAGTTTACTTTGCATCTTATTTCTTGTCAACTTTTTTACGCCGTTTTGGTAAAACATCGGCATCGGCAACAAATTTGGCTTCTTCGTCCATTTGAGCACCGATATTCTTACATAGTTCGGTAAACCATTTGTCTACCAACTCTTCGTCCGTTTTACCTTGATAGCCATGTTGTTTTAGGAATTCGATAAAAGCATTGTTCCATTCCAATTCCATGTAGCCTTGTCGTGGATTACTTTCGTCAAAGTCTGTGTTAACGACATTGACCCATGGCTCTTTGCTTTCTTTAGGATTAGTTGGCTGTTCTTTTTTGCCAAATAAATTTTTAAAAAAGTTCATACCAGTTCCTCTACGATACCTAAGATTTCTGCAAAGATTAAACAGACTCCGGCTAGCAAAAGGCTACCTGTAATTAAGAAACAGCCGGCGCCGATTCTGACAATGCTTTTTACAAGGCTAACATAAAAGTGACCTTTACTTGGATCTTTTGGTTGTATTTCCATTTTGCTTCTCCATTTCTTTAATGTTATTCAATATAGCATGAGCAAAGTTCATGGCGGATTGTTTGTTCAAAAGCATGTGATGTTGTTGTTTATGAACACCTTTAAACAAAATATTATAAACTGCTGTTAGTCTTTCACGCCAACTTGACCATGTCGGTGTCCATGTATCAACATAAAAACTTACTTCGATATCTGGAATATCAGCATCACGGTCGAGCTCAATCCACATATGAACAGCGTGATCATCACTGCCGCAATCGCATTCTACTTTGAATGCTTTGCTCTTTCCGTAATCACCAGTTAGGCTAATACCTTCTGCGGGTTGTTGTGCTTTCATGTATTAATTCTTCCCCAATCGATACGACTCCATAATCTATCGTATAGATAATATGATGTCATCCAGACACAGTTAATAACAATAGTTGGGATCAAAGCCTGCGTAAGGCTTTGTCCCGTAAGTAATAACATTATGTATGTAGATGCTATTACCCATAATCTATAGATAATAGTTTTAACTAATGTTCTGGTTCTTGTTTCGGTTACTTTCCCCAACCGTTGCTCCAAATGTCCACATGTAAGCGAGGACTATAACGATAACCACGAGCCAATGCTTCGTCGGCAATGTGTCGTGTATTGCTAAAGTAAGCAGCATCGGTACCGCCGACGGGCATTACATAAACTGGGCCAGTAAATCCTACACGGCGATATTCTTGAACAGCTCGATCAACTTCATCAAAATCTTCTTGCTTGTCAATCACAAACTTTAAATAAGTAAAACCAACTTGCGAATATTCCTTGACTACTTCGGGTTTGACAGCGTCTTCCCACAATTCACCACTGGCGCTGAGCTTAGGACTGACGCTAAAGGTAATGTTGTTGTGTAGAATATGATAGTTGTCTTTGAGAAAATACTTAAACTCACTATGCAGATGTTGAGTGCCATTAGTTTCAAATGTCAAGTTACGCAAGCTCTTCATGAGTTTATGGCTCAGCAGTTCAGGATACAGTTGTTGCCAGCCCAGCAAAGGCTCTCCGCCAGTAATTACAAGATGCACATCATTGCCGTTACTCTGCACCCAATCATGATTAGGAGTAAGGCGCAGAACAGCATCGACTGCTTCGTCAATGCTATAACTTGGACTTAGATGTTTGAATGCAGGATGCCAACTAGCGTAACTATCGCAGCCAGTCTTTGCTAATGGCAAGTCCATAAATGACTTGTACAAATGAACTTCGCGCCCAATGTCGTCGGGCTCTGTAGTTTTTTGACCCGCAGGCAAGCCAAAGCCTGCACATTTAAAATTACAACCAAATGTGCGTAAAAACACAGAAGGGACGCCAATAAAGCGTCCTTCACCTTGTGCGCTATAAAAAATTTCGCTGACTTTAAGTTTTTCCATTATGTGCCTTTTCCTGAGCTTTGCCGTATTTTAACTGAATCATACACGATAAGTCAACATCAATATTACCTTCGATTTGGTAAACATCAAGTTCTTCGGGAGGAACATATCCTTCTTTATTGACAGCTGAAATGGAGCAGTCAGGATAGTTATCCTTAAGCCAATATTCTAATTGTTTGGCTTGCCAAAAATTAATTTGTATTAGCATTCGTGACATTTTGTGTGTAGTCACCTTTTCCTGGAATAACATGTCTAACACCACCACGAGGATTAGCACAGTCCCCATCTTTGCGAAGAATCAAATGTATGTGCGGCCACATTACAGTTTGTCCTGCTGCTTCGCCATAGTTCATACCAACATTAAAGCCATCACATAATTCTTGATCAACAAACACCGCACCTTGCTTGACTGCGGCATTTAGACATTCGGCAATATTATCCATGTCGTTGGTTTTTGGAACAAATAAGAAATGTCCTGCTTCGCTAACCGGAAAGCCGTCACGGAAAACAAGCATAGAATCATTTTCCTTAATTGGATCGCGCCATGGATGATCTTCTAATACAAAATGTTCGACATCAAACTTAATGGTCATTTCTGATTTCTTTTTTGAACTTTTTCTTTTCATATTTCACCTGTAAATGGTTCTTCCCACGGAAACACAATCCATGGATCTTGCTCGGGGTCTTTAGTATGGACAGTGTAATCCATAGCATATTTAGAGTTGCTGGCCGGATTATCCCATAGAGTGGCAAATCTTACATTACCGTTCCAAAGATTATCCCACGCTGGATCATTTGGCATACAACCTGATGGCCAATCCTTGACGATCCAATTAAATGTAGCGCCGCTGTCGTTGATATCGTCGACAATGAGAATATTTTTTCTTAGTGCCGGATTACTAGCACCAGGTAAGTCGTCAACTCGATGATAGCCAAATGCGTCCTCGGCCATACCAAGATCACTAACACATTCGCCGCCGTCACGGAGACTGACCTGTAGAGGCTTCATTGGTATGTTCATGAAGTTGCTTAATGCTACAGCCAAGGGCAAGCCACCGCGACTAACGCCTACAATGTAATCCGGTTGCCATTCTGATTGCCAAATTTGTCGTGCTAGTTCAATCACATCGCGATCAAACTGACGCCAGGAATAATAAATCTTATTCATTGTTAACCTTGCAGTTACAGGGCCTGCGACCTTGATAGCAATCGCCAGCACAGCCAGGTTTAATAAAACCTTTGAATGAAGCTAAAACTAGCAAAGCAAAGCCAATTAGTATTGTTAGTATTGACAGGAAGACAATCATTTCTTAGTTTTCTTGGTTACTGTTTTCTTAGCTACTGGTTTTTTCTTAGCAGTTATTTTAGCAGCAGGAATGTTAGACTCAAATTTAAGAGTAGCAGCCTGCACATCGCGTAATAATGCTTCGTCGTCCCACTTTAGTTCTGTACGACCATCTGCCCATGTAGTTACAGTTAAGTGACTGCCTTTAACAATAACAGGATTTAGATCTGATTGTTTAATCTTGCTAGGCTTTTTACGAGCAGGCTTTTTGTCTTCAATGACTATGTCGGCAAAAGCATCGTTTAGTTCGTCAACTTGATCATCAAGCCAATCAGTTTTCTTAGAAGTTTTCTTTTTTGTTGCCATCATTCTTCTCCATTAAATTCTTCACCAGTATCCTCGTTTATTAATTTAAGAGGACCAAAAATCCAATACTCTGATTCGTCGAGTGTCCAACCGTCTCCTTCGAGACCGTCAAAATAATCTTCATCCCATAGAGCTTCGATGCGCTCTTGTTCATCTTCATCCATGTCATCAGGCCAGGTCCATTCTTGCCAACACCCGTCCATCATTTCTTCCATTTCCCACTCTTCTTCTTGACTGTACTGTTCCCAGCCATCCGGATTAGTAAGATCGATATCAGGCATGTCATCACTTTCGCAAGTCCATGTACCCCAACGGAAGCCTTCTTCCTTGATAATAGTAACGCCGTCTTTAGTCCAGAACTGTCGTTCAACAGCTGACTTTTTGTGTAGGTTAGTAATTTTCCAGATAGCCATGATTTAATCCCTCACTTGAGTCTTTAAACAACCAAATACAATCCATGGAATAATAGCTATATAAGGGATAAAAATAGCCGCTGTAAACCAAGGATTAATTCCAGCATCGCGACAACGCCTGGCAGTAGTTGCCATTACTACCCATGTTAGCGGAACGATTAGTAAAAATATAAACACACCTATGGCAATTGTTCCGCTCGGACCAGATCCAACACTAATCAGTGTAGCAAGCATTACTACGGCAAAAAATACAAGGTACGCGACTATTTGAGTTCCCCAATATTCCGATCTAGTTGCTTGTCCGTAAAAGCTAAAATATTTTTCTATGTTCATATTACTCTCCTATCCATTGTTCGCCAGTGTCTTGATTAACAAGTTTTAGTTTACTATAGATTAGGTATTCGGTATTTGCCTTAACCCATCCGTCAGCAGCCATACCGGCATCTCCGTTGCTTTCCCATAGAAGCTTGATACGCTCTTGCTCGGCCTCAGGAGTGTTCACAGTAAACACCCATTTGTTCCATGCTTGATCAGTAGCAGAGTCTAGTTGCCAATTGTACTCGCTGTTAGTGATACTGTAACCAACTGGATTAGCTAGATCAACATTAGGTCGTTGATCACTTTGAACTGTCCAAAATATTTGCATCCAACATTGGTCACGCACAGCCTTAATGCCGTTTTTAGTCCACATTTGTCTTTCGATAGTATTTCTATCGTATTTGGTTGATAGCTTCCATGTTGCCATTTTATTTCCTTAGTTCATCCATCATCCATTGATGAGCAGCATCCTTAAGGTAAGGATATTTTTTAGCAGTTTCTTCGTCATTGCTGACATCTACAATAAACTGCTTCATAAGTTTAACGACTTGAATCCAGTCATTGACAGATATAGTTCCAGCCTTGGTAGTAATTTTGCCATCTAGATCAATCTGTAGTACAGGTTCAGCATTATTGCGTATTTGAAACGCCGACGAGTATTGCGTGGCACCACTAATAGCTCCTCCTGGTATTACTCCGATGTTACCTGTACCGCCATTGGCAATCATTGTGCCCACTGACACAGAGCTCTGCGGCCAATTCAGCGAAGATTGATTATAGATAGTCATTGTGCTGTGTTATACGCCAAGCACTGATGCCTTGCTTTTGCTTTTTTGTTTTAGAAGATTCAATGTAAGTAATTCTAACTTCTACATTATTGTCTTCTAAAACTTCCATCAAACGATTAACTTCGGCAACATGATCCTTCAACTGATTGACAAGATCTTCAATAACAGGATCCTTCAATTTTACCTCGCACAGTTATTGACAATGTTCATGAACTCTGCTCGAACAGCAGGCTCGTTCTTGAAGCAACCACCTAGCTTGCTGGTAACAGTTGAACTACCAGTATCTTCGACGCCACGCGATTTCACGCAATAATGTTGAGCATCAATGACTACTGCTACATTTTCTGTTTCTAGAATGAAACTCAGTGCGTGATAAATCTGCTCAGTTAGTCGCTCTTGAATTTGTGGACGCTTGCTAAAGTATTCTACAATGCGATTGATCTTGCTGAGACCTAGAACTTTTTGATTCGGTATATAAGCTACAGTTGCCAAACCATCGATGACTACAAAATGGTGTTCGCAGTTGCTTTGAACATTGACATTGCGCTCAACAACCATCTCGTCATACTTCATCTTGTTGTCTACTGTAGTGCATTTTGGAAATGCATCGTAGTCTAGACCCCAGAAGATTTCGTTGACATACATTTTTGCTACACGCTTGGGTGTTTCCATTAGACTGTCATCGTCTAGGTCGAGTCCTAGAACTTGCATAATATGGCTGAATGACTTTTCGATCTCTGCAATTTTATCTTTACGATCTAGTGCAGTTTGAAAAGTTGGAGTTTCTACTCCCATCTTAACTAGATGCTCGTGTACTCGTTGACCCAATTCTGGATCGGTTTTAGTTTTGTTATAAGACATATATGAATCCTTCCTTACTCGGATATGATAATTGAAATTTGTTACCGTTGTGTAACATATCTATTTATACTACTATACAGGTTTATTTTGGTTTTGTCAACCTCTTCGCCGAGGCGGCCTTACCACCGGCCCGCGAGGTATTTCATCTCGCCGGCGACGACCGGTAAGTGCTGATTTATTTTTCTCTGCTTCTTCCCGTTCGATTCGTTGGGCTTCTCGAATTTGATTATTGATCTCAACTTGAGTTTTGAGTAAACTCATATCAACATTTTTGGCTTCTGCCGAAGCTAATATAGCACTAACATCCTTAGGGAAACAAGCGCCAGCATAACCAACATCTCCGTTATCGCCGGGAACACGATAATGCGAGTCACCGAGCCTTAGGTCTTCTTTACATACTAATGCCATTTCGTCCCAATTTACACCCTGACTCTTACACCAATTGGCAAATTGATTATTAAAAATAACTTTGGTTGCTAGCCAACTGTTGGCATAGTATTTCATTGCAGCAGCCGATCCGATATCAGTTTTGACAATTCGGGCCTTAGTTTTGTAAGTTAAATCGCTAGTAATTACAAACTGAGCTATGGTATTAGCAACATTTGGATGACCGCCAATAACAATTAGTCTAGGATACATGTAGTCTTTAAGTGCATTGGCTGCGGTTAAAAATTCTGGCATATGAGCCAATTTAAATTTATATTTTTTATAAGGACCGCATTCTTTTTCGATACTAATATAAAATTCCGGAGGCGCAGTTGATTTGCAGATTACTATACCTTCGTAGTCTATCAGACTATCTAACACACCTTTCAATATACTGGTATCGCAACTGCCATCTTCTGCCATGGGTGTGGGCACACAGACATAAAGCCATCCCGTATTAGCCTTAATATCTTCAATAGTATATTGTTCCCATTCCTCTAGAGCATAGGGATCATTGATCATAATAGTGTTTCTATCATGACAATCTGCAATGGCTTTGCCTACATATCCATATCCAATAACGCCTATTCTCATTGTTTTAATTCTTTCATCATTTCTGCTTCGGTCACTCGACGACGAAGATTGCTACTGCTAAAACTGTGATCCCTACTGTTAAAAACTAACTCTATGCCACAATCGCCGCAAACATCTCTACCAGTAAAATTTTCGTTACGATACTCGATGCCAAGAATTCTTACATCAATTGGTAATGTCAATAGAATATCGATTAAATCTTGTTCAGTTTCATAAACTACTATTTCGTCTACATAACGAACAGCCGCCAACTGTATTTGTCTTTCGACAATTGTTTGTACTGGCTTATTCTTAGTACCGGGACGATCGATAGTGGGATCAGTTTGTAAACCCGCAATTAAATAGTCACAATGATTCTTTGCTTCAGCTAACATAGCAACATGCCCTGCGTGTAGCAAATCAAAAGTACTAAAGGTTATACCAATTCGATAACCTTTTTGTTTAAGTTCGCGGATCTTATTAAATATCATGGACGATTGGGTTCTTCGACTGTTTCTTCCGGACCAGCCTTGACAAGTTCCTTAATAAATTCCAAATGCTTATATGCTTCATCTAGGCTTGGATATTTACTACGCAAAGCCTGCATTTCTAGTTCTTCACGCTTCTTTTGTTGTATCCAGTTATACATTTCCCATACATCTGGGCCGCTGGAATTCATTTCAACAGTGTTATCAATAGCCATCCAACTACCGCCACAACTAACTTCAAAGCGTTTTGTTGTACCATTCCATTGAACAGCACCTGTGACGCCAGGCAGATTGTAACTGCGATCAACTTGATACATTCCGGGCATATTGCCTGTAAATTGAATCTTAATCATTTAATACCTTCAATAAGTTACGAGCACTGAAAAAGTTTTTAGTTAGTGCTGCTGTTTGTTGACGAAGCAAGGACAGCTTCGAATCGTAATGATCCATGTGTTGCATAATCACTCTGCATAGATCGGGTCGATAGACTGTGTAGGCATCAAAACTTTCGGTCCACTTGCTAGGATATTTGAAAGTATCGAAATACATTTCTGTATAACTTAGTCGGTCTGGCACTAATGGAATAGCATCAACAATAGCACCTTCATAACAACTGATGCCTAGTGTTTCTTGTAAGTTGGCACTGAATACCATTTTCGCTTCACCTAGCAAGTTATGATATTCGTTCTTAGTTAACTGTTGATCTTGACAAACAACAAACTCATATTGTGGCAAATGATTCTTAAGATCCCTGAAGATATCAACTTGCTTTTCGGGTGCGATACGATGCGGAAACAGAATAAGATCACGCTTCTTCATGTTCTTATATGGAGTCAATGTCTCATCCATATATTCCATGGGCCAGCCAGTGCGAACGATATTAGTACATTCGCCCCTTAATGCTTCCGAAACATGATCCTGTAGCCAAGGATTTTCTACCATTCCATCATTAAGTAATTTTTTAATAAACAGCTCAATATGAAAGTCAGTGGCAAAATAGTTATAGTCGAAACCACTAAAGAAACTTTTCTCAGCATAGCGAACCCAAGGCTTGTCTCCTACAAGGCGACCTAAAAAGTCATGTGGATCATAACTACCGGCATGCCATAGGCCATGAGTAACTACTGGAATGTTCAGTAGCTCGCTCATATACTTTAGGTTTATGATACCAGGATGCCATGCATCAGTGAAAAGAAAATGATCGCCTGGCTGTACTGATCCGGAGCAAAATAAGCGACCCATTTGCTCAACCTGTGCTGATTTGTATATATTAGTGCCGCCAAAATTAAGAAAGGCACCAGGAGTAGTGGCACTAGGAATATCCTCAGGACCACTGAGGACTTGAACTTGATGTCCTGCTTGTCTAAAAAGTTCGGGTACATGTTTCTTCCATTGTGCTGTGTAGCGTGTTTCTACCGCTTCTAAATCAACTATGAATAGTTTAGTCATCGATAGTTGTATCCTGTGTGTATTGATCCCAATAGGTAAACTTATCCTTGCTCATGAGTTCGTGTAAGTGATGAGTCCATACGCCGGGATTACTATGCCCCCAAGTTATATCATCTAACTTAAGAGTGGCGTTATAGTTAAGTTGTTTGATGTAAGGCAGTTTGACACTGATCATCGGAACAAAACGATCATGCTCACACCAGCCCGCCTCGAGTACACCTTCGATGTGTTCGACACCAAAGTCCAGTGTAACCCAATAGTTGGCTTCTAGACAGCCCCAAATAACTGCGTCCCATGGCTTGTATTCTTCTTGCGAGATAGATTTAGGTTTAAAACTTTGGCTGGTACCAAAGTAGATTTGTTTGATGTCAGGATCTCGTTCAGCTTGTTCTAGAATTTCTTCCAGAGGCGGAGTGCCTACAACAAACAAAGTTTTCATACCATAACAAATAGTATGTTCTACTTCGTAGCCAGTAAAATAAACTACATCTTGTCGTTCTTCAGTATTTAGAGCCATTTGATATATCCTCTGCTATAGCCATTGGGTCGATTAACACCGTCGGCAAACGCCTGCTGCCATTCGGTATCTCTATTATAGCCCTTAGTCCAAAAGCTGTCAACATTTAAGTCGCCATTGGTGATCCAATATTCAGCATCCTTCATACATTGGTAAAACTTATCTGTTCTGGGACTGGGAAATACCATAGTACAGGCTTTCCAAAGCAGACTGCTAAAGTCTGTATTAACCATTTTTTGAGCACCAAACACAACCAAACCTTCGTTGTGCATAATATCCTTTTCAAAGACATCCATGCGGCTGCTCAAATCAATAACTACATCAAACTTGCCACCGTAGTATTGACTGAGTTTGTTGTCCCACAGTTCGCGATTGCTATTACCAACAACTGTAATTTCAAAATCTAAATGATTAAGCAGAATAGTATTGTAAGCTACCCAAGCAAGAAATCCGCTACCAAGGATTAGTAATCTGCGACCTGGACCACTACGCTCGGCAATCTCACGCATGGGCTGTTGAACAACATTGATGCCACAGGCTACTGGTTCTAGGATATAGCGAGGATGTGCCGCAGGCACTACAACAAATTCATTTTCACGAACATTGTAGATGTCTGCGTAAGCAGGTTCGCCGCGTGTGGCCACATAGTCACCAAAGTTAACGCCTTTGATGTCAGCACCAATACCAATGACTTGACCGAGGCCTTCATGTCCCTGCATGTGTAAGGGCAATGGACCAAAGTCGCCATTCATCATGTCGATGTCACTGCGACATACTCCGGTCATTACACTACGCACTGAAATTTGATTAGGTTCCAGTGGTGGAACTTCATAATTGTCTTCGTAAAATTTGCCGTTACCAGATGTGACTAATACTCTATTCATAGATGTTCGATTTGCTTGTGTATCCAAATGTCTTGTTCTAGTTGTTCTTGCCAGAACTGATCATTATTTAGGTTTGCTACAGCTTTTTCTATCATTGATTGATAGGCTTCTTTGGGGCATAGACCCAGTTCAAATCTAATAGCACCATTTGGCATATCAAAACTAATGCTACTGTCGTCGGCTTTGTCGTCCTTCCAGTTAGCGGTTAGTAGCCAAGCGGTATTACCGTTTTTATATTCGAGCTCACAGAAGTCATCGACATCGTGAGTGCCATTATGATTAACGCTGCCGTAATCAGTATCAGTAATATTCTGTAGTTCATGACGCTGTTGAGCTTGAGCAAACAGTCTAACACCAGTTTGATAGTTTGTCAAGGCACAATAATAACTTAACATGTGGGGAATAAGATCTCTGCTTACACCACCAAATGCTCGCTGTCTTGTAGTGAACCAACTGCCTGGGTGGGGAATACGGTTCTTATTGTTCCAACGAACAGTTACTTTTGTGCTTTGATCAGCTAATCGTTTGAACTCATCAATCTCTTTGCGATGTTGATTGTTCTTGATCATCATAATCCTAGTATTAGGAAATGATTTAATCAAGTTACGCCAAGCAGTACTGTCAATGAAACCGGGCTTTTCAATTAACAGAAGATCAGTATGTTCGACTGTATTGTAAGCGATTAGTTCATGCGTGTGGTTTGGTGTACCAATATAGATGATGTCAAATTTTTTGTTTTTGTTAACGGCATCATCTATAGATTTGTAATCGGCATTTTTGCCGGGGTCAATGTCACAAGTAAAGACTTGATAACCTAATTCGGCTAGCCATTCCTTGTATTGTTGACCCATGCCCAAGCCAATAACTAATGCTGTCTTAGGCATTTCCAGCAGCCCTTAACAGTTCTTCTGCGTGATCTTCGTCCCAGGACTCAGCAGCATCAGCATCATTGTCGTCGCCCTTGTCATCACTGGCAAACAAAGCACCAAACGCTTCGGCACTGCTCTTAAGAGTTTTCTTGCCGTTAAGTTCAGCCAACAAGTGTTGAGCATTGTCCAGTTCTGTATACGGAGTTTCACTAGTAAACACACGATTGATTAGTTCAACTGCGTAGATAACATTGCGTGGTACCCAGTTACTGATTTCAGCACTGGCACTCTTGTTCTTAGTCCACAACTTAGGATCAGGTTGATGTAGAGCACAAGCAGCGTCAGTCAAAGCATTAGCTCGCTGTACCGACTCGATATGCTGATAAACATTATGTGCCATCATCATAAAGTAGCTGAAGCTATCCCAGCTGGTGCGACTTTCCTTACCTAGCTTGTTTAGATCGCCGGGTTTATAATAGCAGACATCGCCCATAGTCATACGCTCGCCAATCGGACTCGACCACGGCCAAGCAATAGTGCTACCTGCCATTCGACGGTCATCAATTGCCTTGTCCATGATATAACTAAATCGCTTATTGGTATGAACATGCTGAGTATACACTTGGCCATATGCTGTAGCCAAGAACGGACTAGCACAGTCAAATGTAATCTTCATGTTAGGATTGATATGTTGCTTAATGTTGCGTTGAACAGCAGTTAAGATACAGGCCAACTCTAACTTACTTGTACCCAGGAAGTGAATAACATCGCGACCTGGCTCCAATAGTTTTTCATCACGAAGCTTAATTAATCGGCGTAGCATGAGGTCAATGTCCTTCATGTTATTACCGCCCATAGCCCAGCCTTCGAAGGGATAGTGCTTGACTGCTTCGTACCAAATCTCGGCGTCTACATTGTTACCACCTTGTAGAACATTCAGGAACTTAGTTTGACCCTTGCGATGCTTTAGGAAGAACTCATTGTTAAACAATGTGCCATCTAAGCAGTCTTTGAAACTTTTTAGTCCTGTGCGTTCCTGATTAATAGGAGCGGCCGCCCAAGTAGGAATATCCAGTACCATACTGTAATCAGCAGTATGTTCTAGCCAGTTAAGGATAGCCATGCGGGTTTTGTCAGCAGTACCAACATAACCAGCATCACCTTGTTTTTCCCAGAAGCGTTGCCAGTCAAAGTTAATAACACCTTTACCAATCTGGAATCCGCCAGAATCGCCTAGGATAAAGTTATTGGCTTTATCACGCTTTTGGATCATGCTTTCTTCAACATCGCTTTTAGCAATATCAAGTTGAGCATGACCCGCTGAGTATAGTGCGTCTGGATAGTAGAAGTAGGCCTCTTCCTTGTTAAGGAAGTTAAAACCTTCGATGCCGTTTTCGAATTCCTTAGGAACTCGAGCAGCAGGAACATCAACACCTGGATTGTTGCGTTCCTTGCTGATGAAGGTTTGATAGAAGCCGCTGATACTGGGAAGAAAGACTGCGTAGTCTTTGTTCCTAGCTTGTAAATCGACTCTAGTCTTTTTACCTAGCGACATAGCCACTGCCTGTGTATTTTGTGCTGGCATACAGTTCAGGCCAGGGGCTCTTATAAAGACCCACATGGATCTTTAGTTTCTTTGGAGTACGATCACGAGTGATCTGTATCGTAACATCATAAGTGTAGCTTTGTTCCTTAAGAACAATCTCACTGATTTCATAATCGTGGATCCATTGGTTTCCACGAAGGTCGCTGAGATATGCCTGATACATATCTGCGGGCAAATGACCTAGCCCTTCCTGTAGAATACCGTCGTACAGCTCGGAGATCTTTAACAGATCATACTTAATGTCGTTAATGTTAATCATCGCACGACTAACACTATTGTGATATTGATTCATAGTTCTCACTTTATTGTTTCTCAAATTGAATGTGGCATCCATTTTCACCGTCCTCACTTACATCAATCCAGACATCGCGTCCGGGATATTTTGCCGAAATCTGTGCATACAGATCTTCTG